CCACCAAATCCATGTGGTCCGTAATATGATGTTATAACATTTCCATTCAAAGAAAAATCTACACCATCATCACCATCAATTCCAAATATGTATGTTCCGGTTTCTTTTGCAACAAAATATCCAGTTACTTTGATACCGGTATAATTGGCCCCATTGGGAAGTCCTGATGGTTGCCAACTACCATTGAAATATAATGTTTTTGCAGCTGTTGATGTTCCACTTGTATAAACAGTTGCGCCCTTAGTAATATCAAACATATTAACAAAATCATTTGAATTATTAGCATATTGACCGGCACCATTACTAATAATATTATAGACAGTATAATTCAAATAACCCACTCCGGTTTGAGAGTAGGTTATTGAACTAATTAATAAAAATAATATTAGAAGTAATTTCTTCATTATTGTACAACAAGGTTAATTTTGTTACCACCCGCATCAACTGCATCAGCCAATACGAAGAAGAACAAACCTGCTGTATTTTGTAAAGGAACTTTTGGTGTAAATGTTAATGTATAAGGAGTTCCTGTTTTAATTCTAGCAGTTTTGATTTGGTCAATTGAACCAAATGTTAATCTTCCGTTATTGTGAGTTGAGAAGTTTGTTATATCACTACCAGCATCAAATGTAACATTATCTAAACTTACTTTAGTAGAATCATAATTCATAATAACTTGTAAACCTGCCAAGTTTTGTTTTGTTAAATCAGCAGTTAGAATTACTTTACCATTTACAATTGATGAATTGATGTTTAAGTTTGCAGTATCCAATGGAGCTGGTGTATAAGCCAATGTTGAATTAGATGCTATTGAGAATGATTTAATTGTAGCTGATGGTGTTGGTATTGCTTTTTCAGAATTTGTGTAAACACCATTGTTAATACTTACTCCAATTTGTGCAGGTGATGGAGATTCATTAAATGCCATATCACCACCCCAAGCGTAAACTGCGTTTACAGTTTGATTCGGGTCAGTTACATAAACTCTATAAGTAGGTGTACCATCTAACCAACTTTGATTTAATAATCCACTATGCCATGCTATATTTGTTGCAGTTGATGTTGGAATATTTGCTACTGAGCTCATATCTTGCCCCATTACATGTGCAAATAAATAATAAGGGTCTTTTTCAGTAAATGTAGTATCACCTTTACCAACCATACCAATCATTTTTTCCAATTTAGGATATGTCCAATAAGTTTGATTACCTGTAATATCAACTTGCGAAACACCTAAAAATGCTTTATATGCATCTGCAACAGTCACAATATTATCCATAAATGTTTTTTGATAAGCCGGTGTTATGAATACACCAACACTATCACCCACTTTAATACCCGATGTGAATGTTACCATACCACTTGCATCCAATGAACCTACTTTAATTGGTTGTTGAGTCCAATCAATACTACCATCTGCTTTAATGTGCATTAATTGAACATTGTGTTGATTGATGTTTGTATATGTTGATGGATATAACACTTTAATAGTGAATGAAGAAGTTGCTCCAGTTACAGTTCCTAATGAAAGTGTAGATTGTGTTGTTGTTACACTTGATATAGTTGTACCAGCAGCACTATCTAAAGCGTATGCTAAATCTAATTTGTGAACATTTGCATAAGAAGCAACATCTTTTAATACAAATTTTTGAGTTGCTAATGTACCACTAATTGATTTATCAGTTCTTTGTACAGTTAATTGTCCAACATTGTTTCCAGTTGTTGATACATAATTCCAAGGAGTATGTCCGTATTGTCCATACAAATCAGTTGTTGCTGAGTTTGTGTTTGGGTTGAATACATAGTTTGTCCACTCATAAAAATATGTTTGAGTAGAACTACCTTGTCCAAATGTAGTACTATTAGATACCATACTCATTGCTGCTGCATTGTATTGATATCTCAACCACACATATCTTGCTTTAGATAAACCACTAACATTATAGCTAACAGTAATGGTATCACCAACTTTAAGATTTGTTGATGGTGAATAACTTTGATTTATTACCAATTGAGCTTCAGCTTTAAATGATAATAGGGATATGATTATAATCCCTAAAAATGTTAATAATTTTTTCATCTTATTTCTTTCCTAACAATTTTGTTATTAGCTTGTCAGAAGCTTTCTTAAGAGCGTTGCTTAAAGATGTTTGATTAAATTTACCACCTTCATCAACTATTAATGTAGACATTGAGATTTCTGATGATGATTCTTCAACCACCACTTCTTTCTCCTTCTTTCCATCTTTATATAGAATACCTTGCAATCTAACTACCACTTCTTCTTCCCCTTTATGGAATACTGAAATGTTAGATTTAGTTGAAAGTACATCCAAATAAACAATATTTACTTTTAATTTGTATGGAGCATCTTGAGAAAGGTCATATCCCTTTTCCTGAACATATTCTTCCAAAATGTTCTTTACTCCAAATGCAAGATTACGATTTCCTGCTAATTTACCAATTTTAACTTGGTTTTCTACCGATTCAACCCAAATGTGGTCTTCGGCATTATACCAAATATTACCAGGTGAGTTTTTAAATGTACCATCGATTTTCCAATCAATTTGATTTACGATGTTTTGTTCCATCCCTTCCGGTCCCCAGAAGTGAACTGCTAACATTGCCATTTGAAATAGAAATGCTGCTAATACGAATACCAATAGAGATTTAACAATTAATAATCCTAATTGCTCTCTCCAATTTGCTACAAACGATTTAATGTAAGACATAATTTTTACCTTTTAGTTATTACTATAACCAATTGCGGTAACTAATTAACGAAATCTATTGAAAAAACCTATTGTGGGGGTGATATCCTTCTTTTTTAAGAATAAAAAAGGGGATTCAATGATAAATATCACCAAATCCCCAATTCCGATTATATTTTGTGTTAAATTATTGTAAGTTCACCAATTTATATTTCGTAGAATATAATAGTTCAGAAACATTATCTAATTGATTTTGAATCCAGCTATCTTGTAAATTCTCAGCTTTTCTTTCGTTTTCTAAGAATTTTATCAATAAATCAAAATATCTAAGTATGTTTTCTGCTGAACAATCGTTATCAATTCCGTTTACTGGTTTAAATTCAATCAAACCATATTTTCCTTGATATGATTCTACTAAACCATCGATTAAATCTACAATCTCATCGTAATATTCGTTTAATGCTTTATGAGCTGCGTAAGCTCCTGGTCCTTTCACTCCCAAATGGAATCTATGTACTTGTGTACGGCTGTGAAAGAACATTGATGCGATATTTTCCATAATTATTAGTCTTCTTGTTCTAATAAATATTGTTCTTCCCAAAAATCGTTACTTTTGGATGTAACAATTCCATGGTCTAAATAATCGTTTAGCATTTTTGTTTGATGTTTCTTCATCTCATTAACTACCTTTGTAATATAATGAGTTTTACAATCTGTCATTTCTCTAATAAGAAGATATAGATGTTTCTTATTAAAGTTTTCTATAAATTTACTTCTGCGGAATAATTCTAATACTGCATCTGCAATCTGAATATCTCTTTTCTTTGTGAATACTCTTGTCAAATTTAAATCCCAATATTTTAACATTAGTTCTTTAAATTCATTTAGTTCTTCACCAAATTCTTCTTCTCTAAAATCATTTTCAGGATTCCAACTTTCAGGCATTTCTGAGATAGGAGTGGTTTTTTTGAATCTTTTGTAGTTACCATTATTTTTAAGAATTAAATGGTTTTTAGCTACAATACTAAAATAGGAGAAGGCTTTACCCTTTCCTTCTTGAAACATATGTATTTTTTCTATTAGTGTAGATACAACTTCCATTTGAATATCCGATTTAGGAACATCAAAATAAGAAAATTTAAAAGTGTTTAAAACATTTTCTGCAAGCTTTTCAAATGGATATTGAATGCTTTCAACATAAATTCTATTTCTTTCTCTTTGGTCAGTTGTTTTGTTATATAAAATAATTGCGTTTTCAGTATCTTGACTGAAGTAGATTTTGTTCTTCCTTTTGCGAGGCATTTTTAAATTTCATTTTTGTAGGTTTCAATCAGATTAATAATTTCTTTATAAGCTCCACCAACCTCATCATCGGCTTCAAAAGCTCCTTTTAAATCATAATCTCTCATAGTCTCTAATAATGTCTCCAATTTATCTAAAGTATTTTCTCTTTCAATTTCCATAGCATCAGTATATTCGTTTAACTCATCGTTAGCACGAATATATTGTAAACCCCTTCTTAAAAGAAAAATATTTAATATAATTGAAGCTGTTATTAGTAATATTAATACTGTAATCATGTTATTGTAATTTATTATACAAATATACAACTTTTTTATGAAACTACCAAATTTATGCTTCACCCATTTGGTTTCCGAACATTTTACCCTTTAAATAATCGGCTTGGACTTCTTCTCTTGCTTTATCTAATTGTTCTTGGGCCCATTGCATTTTAGCTTGGAATCTTAAATCTAATTTATCTTCTTTGACCTTTTTAGTTTCTATTAACTCATCTACTAAAGATTCTAATAACATTTGTAATACCAATATCTTTTCGTTTTGCTTTTGAATTAAATCATATGGTGTCATTATTTGGTATTTTTAAATTGTTCTTCAAGAAATGATTTTAATTCTTCTATATCTTTTTTAGAATCACCATATTCATCTTCAAATGCTTTTTTAATACTTTCATCAGTATATCCCATAGCTCCTGCCATTCTCATACAAATTCTCTTATATTCCCAAATATCTAAATCATTAGGTACATCAAATGATATTTTAGAAGCTTCTCTATTTTCGGTTTCATCTATTGTAAATGTAAAGTTTGCCATAATTAAACAATTTGATATCCTTTAACTAAATAAGAATCTACTTTCTTACTTTTTACAAATTCCATTTCACCATTAGGTCCTTGCAACATTACTCTTTCGTTTCTACCAGGTTCTTTATCCTTAGTAATGGTTTCTGAGTATGCTCTATTCTTATCGGTAATATCAATACCATCAATAGCATCTATCAATCTTTGAACTAATACTGCTTCTAATAATCCTTCATCTCCAAAGAACTCATCAGCCGTATTCCACTCATCTTTTGATGCTTTAAACTCAACTTTACCCAAATTGTCAGTATCAACTACAACATATGGAAAACGGATAGTTTTTCTAACCTTTTCTTTATGTGAATCTTTTTCAAAATAAACTAAAGGTTGACTTGATGTTTTTGATATTTTTGGATTTACTAATGTTAGTTCATCTTCAATATTTCCTAAACGAATGGTAATAATTCTTTTATCCATATTAACATCCGATGCGGTAAACATAAAACCTTTTAGTTTAGATACAGCTTCCTTATAATTTGTTACATCATCTGCTGTAATTGATGACTGTTCAATTTTGAGTACTTTCATAACCTTTATTTGTGTATATTATTTAAATTTAATTCCCGTTAATTTTGTGATATCTGCTACATTTACTTTGTGAGATTCTAAACCAGTTTGTTTTTGGTCTTTGTTATCAAATAAGAAAGCTAACCACTCTTTAGTTTTTACTATATAAACTACTTTCCAACATTGTGTAGGAATAGCCATATTATCTGGTCCTAAAACTTCTGCTTTACCAATGTTACCACACCATACATGTACTGAATCATTTGCTATTGACCATTGTCTTTCTGCTGTTTCCAATGATTTCCAATCACCTGCGTTTAATGCATGGTATTGAGGAGCCATGTTTGAGAAGTAGAAACATTCAGTTTGAACTTGTGGAGTTTGGCAAAGGTTATCAGCCGCTGGACACATATGCCCTCTATCGAATCCCTTTAAACCTTTTGCTTTATGAGCTTGATTTGCTGCATCATAATCAGCTTGGATTTTAGTATCTGCTACATCTAATGGGTCTGGTGCAAATTGGTCTTTTCTTGCCATTGGAGAAGCACAACCTACTTTTGCTTTCGTATCCCACCATTCTACTAATGTAGGGTACTTTAAAGATTTAGAATAAGTTGCTGTGTAGTTTGTGTGTTTTAAAACTACCAAATCTTGCGAAAATGTTACCATTACTATTAATAAGGTAACAAAAGTTAAGAACATTTTTTTCATAATATTTGTTTTTTTGTTTGTATATAAATATTTACTTTTTATCTTTAATAGACTCTAAGTATTTCTCTATTTGCTCAGTTAAATAATCTATTGAACCTTCCGGTCCTTCATAACCCTCATACTTCATATATGTTTTTATTTTTTGAGGATTTTCTTTTAATTCCTTTTCCAATTCCTCTTTAGTTGGTAAGTGGGCTGTTATATATGTCATTATTCTAAATCGCTTGGTTGGTTTCTATAAATTCTATAACTATCATCATCAAAATGCTGAGTACTAACTTCAAATACAGTTGCTTCATCCGTTAGTGCAGTTAATTGATGTGGTAATCCTTTTTTAATTTCAACTACATCTCCTTTTTGTAATTGAGTATAACATCTTTCTCCATTTTCAGTATCAATCCAATCAAATTGAAATGCTCCATTTTGGATATACCAAGTTTCATCTTTAATCATATGATAATGCATTGAGAATTTATTACCAGCATTAGAAAATACTAATAACTTACCACAATAATCAGTATCATTATGTATCCATAATTCATATCCCCACTTTTTATCAACTCTTTTTGGAGCTTGTATTTTTACATCGTATATCATATTATAATTCTAAATAAGTTAATCCCTTTACACTTCCAATTTTTCCTTTAAAAAATGAATTAAAAGCTAAACTAATACGAGTTTCATTTCCCTTAACTGGTGGTACTGTATGATATGTATTTGATGGAAATAGTATTAATTCATATTTTCCAACTTTAAATACAACTTCTTTAGTATTAAAGTCATTTAAATTTTTAGATTCCAATTCAAATACTATATTTTCATTTTTTATAAACATAATTTCATCAATATTTTTATCTGCATTTATATAAAAAACTCCACTTACAATACTATTTGGATGATAATGATTATGATGAAATTCAGTTGGTTTTGTAAAATTTAACCAAGATTGCGTAATTGCTAATTTAATATCATCTATATTATTGGGTGATATAACTTCTTTTAAATAAATTTGTAATGCTTTTTCAGCAAATTCTTTTATATCTTTCATAGAAACATCATTCAATATAAATGAATTTTTACTAGTATCATTACCATGATTTCTATAACAATCTTTTTTAGTTTTTTTAAAAAATTCTAATTCGTTATCGTTAAATTCTCTATCAAATTTAAATTTTAAAACAGGAGTTGGAAATATTAAATATTCTTTATAATCCATAATTAATTACTTAAAGGAGCTTTAATTGTTGGATGACAATGTTCGTTATAATAATGTAACTTAATTGAATCCGGTGTATATGTTTCTAATGTACCATCTAATACTAAGTCATCACCATCACCTTTACCAGGCAATAAGAAGTGTGAACGAGTTATTTGTTCTTTAGCTTGCTCAATATGATTTAGGTACAAATGAGTATCACCTAAATTAGCAATCAAATCATCTGCTTTCATATTAACTTCCTTTGCTATAATTCTTAATAACAAAGCGTATGAGGTAATGTTAAATGGCAATCCTAAGAATGTATCAACACTTCTTTGATTCCACATAAGAGATAATCCTCTCGTTGGTGCATCGCACATATCCAATATATCTGATTGTGTATGATAATCTTTAATATCCAATTCTTTATCAGAATATCTTTTATGTTTTCTCATACTTTTTTCCCAATTATCAACATGTCCATCAATTAACCCAACCATACCTGCTCTTTCCTGATTTGATAATTCTCTAGTGTACAATTGAAATCCATAATGACATGGTGGAAGTACCATTTGGTCTAATTCACCTACATTGTAGGCATTAACCATTAAACGTCTGCTGTCTGGATTTGTTTTAAGTTCTGAGATTAGGTTTGCGATTTGGTCTATTTGATTATACATTATCGAAGGTCCATTATCTACACTATTGAAAGTTGTTGTATTAAATACTCCTGTATTTCCGATACCAATTGGTTTTTTCCAACTTCTCCATTGCTTGCCATAGATTGGTCCTAAATCACCCCAATATTTTGCGAAGGCATCATCGGTTTTAATTCTTTCAATAAAATCTTTTTGTGATACTGGAATATAATATTGAGAATGAGTTTCTGCTAAAGTATCTACATAATTTTTATAAGCATCTCCGTTCCAAATGTTACAACCATTTTGGACAAGATACTGAATATTAGTATCACCTCGTAAAAACCAAAGTAACTCAGTCACAATTGTTTTGAAAGGCATTTTCTTTGTTGTAAGTATTGGAAAGTAATGCTCAACATCAGTAAACCTTAAGTTATATCCAAATATTGATTTAGTTCCAGTTCCAGTTCTATCTTTTTTTTCTATACCAAAATCTAAAATTGTTTGTAAAAGTGTTTGGTATTGTTTATCTACTTGATTTTCCATATTATTTTATAAAAGGTAATATTGCTAATTCTTTTGCTTTTGCTTCAACCATTATATCAACATCAAAACCATATGTGTTTGGTAATTGTTTAATATAATCACTATGAGCTTGTGGTTTGTTTCCTTCTTTACTTTCTGAATAGTGTACAACCGGTCTTATATTCCAAGGCCAAGTTGATGCTGCCATTTCTAATGCTTCATCTTCGGTTAATACACCTTTACAAAATTGATAATGATGATAATCGAATACAATAGGAATTTTAATTCTTTCGTGAATATACATCAAATCACATACTGAATACATTGATGCTTTATCATCATTTTCTACTGTCAATCTACTTTGTACTGATTTAGATAATCTTTTGAAATTCTTACAAAATCTATCCATTGCTGATTTTTTATCTCCATAAACTCCGTTACAATGTATGTTGATTTTGTTATAAGGAGTTTTAGATAAACCCATCATATCAAATACCTTACCATGCAATTCCAAATCAGCAATAGAATTTTTAATAACTTCTTCTTTTGGTGAAGTTAATACAACAAATGGACCGGGATGTGATGTAATACGAATACCCCAAAACTTTGCAAAATCACCAGCTTTTTTTAATTCACTTTTAATTTCTTTGTAATCTTTTAATTGAGTTAAATCAATATGGTCACCCCAAGGAATAAGGGCAGATGATAAACGAAAGAATTTAATTCCGTTCATTCTATTCCATTCTAAAATCTTAATGATATCTTTTGCATTGAGTAATGCAAGTTCAGAAACATAATCCAAACCTTTTTGTTGGAAAGTTCTCTTAACCATAGTTCGGTTAGTACTAACTTTCTTACCCATACTCATATTGATACAAGCATATCCTAAATTACCCATTTCTATATAGTTTGTTGTTATACAAATATACGAAATTTATAGGAATTTACCAAATATTAATAAGATTTGCCTGAAAAATCATCAGGATATTGTTGAGGTCTTACAAATTTAATCCAATAATTAACCGCATTTTGGTCATTTATCCAATTTTTACGGTCAGTCCAATCAAATGTTGGTTGTGCATAATAAGGAATGTAATCTCTTATTACCTGTGCTCTATTTGGATGAGCTGTAATGGTATCTATTAAACCATCTCCGTTTGTATCGTATCCATCTATTGTACCATCACCATCATAATCTATTGCTCTAGTAGAATAATCGGGTTGCAAACTAGCCAATTCCGCATCCATAACAGGTTTTGGGGTTTCTTCTATGATTTCTTGATTATATTCTTCTACAGCCTCTTTTAATGCTTCATTTGGTTCAGTTGAGTTATTTATAGCTTCTACAAACACTTCCGCATCCTTTTCAGATGCTATTATAGGAGTTTCTTCGGGTTTATCACCATATACCTCATAATTCTTATAGTTTTCCTCCATTAAATCATCTAAACCACGTAATTCATCATCAGTCATACCGGCTTCATAATCTTTTGCTTCAGCTTGTTGACCTAATGCGATTGGACCAGGAAAATGTTTAATTTTTTCATCTTTTTTAGCAATTAATCCATTAAATGCGATAATTAGAGCGATTGCAAGAGGGTCAAACACAATTACAATCAAAAATATGAAGAATTTTACTACTTTTTTCAATTCTACACCAAAAGCTTCGGCAACAAACCTAAATCCACCTACTTCTTTCTCCAAATCTAAGTTTTTTATCTTAATTTTGTTGATTTCTTCGTTATTTTTAGCGTTTTCATCCTGCAAATTAGCAATTTTAGTGTTAATTTGAGCACTTTGCTTATCTTTACTATCAATTGAGCGTAAAAGTCGGTTATTTACCTTACCTTTATTCAAAATTTCACTTTGTGTTGAGGATAAATTGCCTAATTGAGTGTTTAATTGAGTAATTTGAGCGGTATTTTGCTCAATTTTAGTGTTATAAACAGCAATTTCTCTATCTACTTGCTGTAATTTAAGGTTTTGTTGTTGAAAAGCGTTAGAAAGGTATCCAAAAATACCTGCTGATGTAATAAGCATCAATAATCCTACTGCTAAAGTAAGATACCATTTGTTAAAACCCTTAATTTCATCCCAAGTTTGCTTCAAATATGTTGCAGCAACCAATTTAGCAAACTCTAATGAGCCTGCCATCACCATTACAGCCGTAGATGCTCCACTAAAAAGTACACCCAACCCAGTTACTGAAAAGAATGCAGCACATCCGGCAATAATTAAAGCTGAAATTCCAACTAAGTATTTTAACCAATTCATATTAAGATACGTCTACAATATTTGTAGTTAATTCAATCAATCTTTCAATTTCTTTTACTAATCTAATTGCTTCTTCTTGATTAGCAGGTCTTTCACCATTTAGCATTTCTCCAATAACTTTAGCTCTTTTATTAATTGCTTCTAAGTTTTCTTGAGCTCTTTGTTTGTATTCAGGTTTCATAATTTGTTTTTTATATTGTATATATAAATATATTGAAAATAAGAAAAGGGTGATTTTAGTCACCCTTCTCATATTGTTAGTTTGTTATGTTTTTTAAATTAGCCAATTGAAATTGTTCGTTTCTTTGGTTTTTCAGGCTCTCTCTTTGGTATTTGTAACTCCAATACACCATCTTCAAATGATGCTTTTACACTATCTAAATCAAAGATTTTAGAATCTGCTGTAAAACTTCTTACAAATGAAGAACGTTTAACTTCTCTACGAAGATATACACCACCTTCTTTCTCTTGTGATTTACTTGCTTTCTCTCCTTTTAGTGTAATGACATCACCATCTACATCAATGGTAATTTGTTCTTTAGTTAAACCTGGAACTTCTGCTACAATCTCAATACGGTCATCAAAGTTAATGATGTCACATTTTGGATAAGCTGCTTGTTGAAATGCGTTAATACCAATTTCCTTTGATAATTCAGGAAATGATTCTGAAAATACTTTATCGAATAAAGTATCTAATGGTGAGAAGAACTCGTCCCTAAATTGAGGAATAGGTAAATTCCTTTGAATTTGATTTTTCATTTTTTTACCTTTTTTAAGCGTTAAATTTGTATCTCCTTTTGGATAATACGGCGATATGCTGGCCAGCTCTATCGTTATATAAATATAATGGTATTAAAATTTAAGACCATTTTTATATTCAGAATTTTCTATTCGGCAACTCATATGGTCTGCCCAATGTAATAAGTAAGGTAACTCCGTTTTCAATTGGAAGTTTTCATCATAAGAAATAAAATACTTTTCATTTCCTTTATTATACAATCCATCTGCTAACATAATACCCAACATTTCTTTTTGTGTGAATTGTATTCCATAATGTTGTAAAGTCCAAAGAGCTCTATGAGTAACATCCATATAATGAATTTCTGGGTTTTGTTTAAACAATGAACCCTGATTCTTACGATGCCAATCACTCTCTTGCTCTACATAATATGGCTTACCCAAATCACCTAATTTTCCTAAGTCGTGATGTAATGCTGCAAATAATAATTCTTCAACTTCAAAATCTATAATTCCGCCATTCTCTTTGAATTGCTTCATTTGCCCAATTGCATTTTTACATACATTCATAACGTGGTCAATATAACCACCATTATAAGCGGAATGAAAATGAGCTTTACCACTTGCTGGCGCCATTAATAACTCCATTCCTAATTCATCTTCCGAATACATATGCAATAACTTCTCCAATCTTTCAGGTTGGTTAGCAAATGCTTTTTTAACAAAGGATATAAACTTATCGTAGTTTTCCTTTAATTGTTGTTCACTATAATTTCTCATAATACAAATTTACGATTTTATTTTGATTTTACCAAATTTTCTTCTATCTCCCTCTTTGTAAGAGCTCTATAAAGTATTTCTAATTCTTCTTCCGAGGTACACATTCCCAACCCATTCATATCCAATAACTCAACAAAAAATGTATCAGGTTTTAATCCCATATCTTTTATAAGAGCTGTTTCATCTGAAGCATTTGATACTAACATTGGTGCAAATTTTTCATCATCATCTTTTGGTAAAGGTAATGAATAAAAAAATGGTGCGTTTTCATCTTCATCACTTTCAAATGATTCTGTTTCTTCTTCATCTTCTTTATACATCCCACCACCTAAGAATCCTTCATCAAATCCAAACTCACCAATAGGGTCACCTACTTTGTTTTTCTTCCAACCTTGTCTGATAAATGTTTCTTCGGTAATTGGAGTTAGTGGTAATTTAATTTCTTTTTTTCTCATTATTCTAAAACTATTTTTGTATATATTATTTGATTTGATAAACTATGTGTTGCTTTTACAATCATCGTATCTCCTCTCATTTGTTGAATAGGAGCAATCATAATATTAATTTCACCTTTATTACCACTTATAGAAGTTGTATTAATTGTTGGAACTAATTGCTTAGATGTATTAATTAATGGTGGTAATTTTACTATTGTATATTGACCCGTAAAATAATTAATATAAGTTTTTGTAATATTAGCTATTGTATCACCAGGTTGTAATACCCAATATAAATTACTTTCCCAATCTATTTGTTGTGGTGGTGTTGGTTCACTTTCATTCATTAAAATTCTACCAGTAATTCTAGTAGGTATCTGACCTATTGTATCGCCTGCAGGCATTTTTAAGTGATAATATCCATTTACATCTTTTGGTAATGAATTAGTACCTTTTTGATTTAATACAGAATCAATTGATAATGTAAATTTTTGTGTTGGTACGCTTATATCTTTTTTAGAACAAGCTACAAATAGGATTAAAATAGGGATTAATTTTTTCATATTCTTATTAGTTATTTACTATGTAAAGATACGAAAAATACCTCAATTTACCAAAAAAATGACAAAAAATAACCCGTTGAAAATCAACAGGTTATAATTTATTTTTTGTTATATATTAATTTTCTATAATATGTACCCCCTCCACAAGCTCACCTTCGGAATAAGTATCTAAATTAAGTTCATATGGATTACTTTCACCTAATATAATTTCTTCTTCTAATTCGTATCTTTCCAATACTCTTTTAACAATACCAGAACGAATACAATCTTCTGCTGTAAATTCTATTTGATAAGCTCCTTTCATTCCTGCTAATCTTTTCCACACATCATAGAATCCACTTTTTTGATAAGCTGGTACTCCATTGGGTCTATACTTATCACATTGAGAAAGGTCACCTTCTATGATTAATTTACTATCATCCGAAATACGAGTGATTAAAGTTTTTAATTGTAATGGTGATGCGTTTTGTGCTTCATCTAAAATAATATATGCTTTTTCAAAATTAATACCTCTTAAAAAGTTCAATACTCTAAATTCTATTTTACCAATTGATATTAATTTCTTAACATTTGCCTCACCAATTATTTTATTAAGAATAAATAAAGATGATTCATTATGTACTTCAATTTTTTCCATTAAATCTCCTGGTAAATGTCCTAACTTATCTTCATTACCAACATCAACAGTTGGATTAATAATAATTAATTTTTCTATTGGACTTCCTTTGTGTAATAATAGCTCTAATCCTTTTTGTATCGATATGAATGTTTTTCCTGCTCCGGCTAATGCATGTGCCATTATAATATTATGGCCTTCGTTTTCAATTGCTTTGTAAAATCTTTTTTGGTTTCTTGTTTTAAATTTAATTCGTTTAACAATTTTTGGTAATGAATGTGTAACTTCTTTTTCTTCTTCCACCACAATTTGTGGTTTTTCTTTTCTTGCCATGTTCCTTTATTTGTTTATTAAGAACTTATAACTAAAGATGGAGTTTTTTTAACTCTACCTCTTTTTTTACTTTTCAGTAAGTTTATTCCATTATATATTTCTCTACACAACTCATATTTTTCCAAATTAATACACAATTGAAGAAGATATTCTAAGGCAAGTAAATAATGTTTGCTTTCAATTGTTGAAACAATTCCAGATTGTTTGAAACGGATTAAAATGATTTGTGATTTTTTTGATTGGTATGCTGAGAGTATTCGCTGAAATGTTTGGATGATAAATTCATCACCTAATAATGATAGATATTCTTTAACAATTGTTGTATTGCTATCTAAATATCTTTTCCAGCTCACAGTTGATTGTACTCTAGCCATTCGAAACATTTAATTACTTATAAGTATTATCGAATGATTTAAATCAGTTTATATCTTTGGTATAGTTGGAATATTTTTTGTTAAATTTCCTACAGCGGATGCTGCTGCGCTTTGTGCCGATGCTACCGCTCCAGCTGCTGCGCTTTGTGCCGATGCTACCGCTCCAGCTGCTGCGCTTTGTGCCGATGCTACCGCACTTTGTGCTTGATTAGCTGCATTTTGTGCTTGAGATATTACAGATGTTGATGCATTTTGTAAACTACTAACTGAACCTTGTGCATCTTTTAAAGCCGTTGCTAATTCTGCTTTTTTAAATTTCTTTGGTTTTTTTGGTTTTTTCAAAGAAAGTTTAGGAAGTTCAGGGAATTTTAAACTTGGTAATTTAGGTATTTTTGGAATAGCTGGAACGGCTGCTAATGCTGCACTTTTTAGTGCTCCTAAATTTGGTGTTGCTGGTAACTTAGGTAATGATGTAGGTATTTGATTAGCTAAGTTTTTAATACTACCTATATTAGAATTTAATTGATTTGCTAATTGAGAAGCTTGTGCAATTCCACTTTGTACATTTCCAACCGTAGATGATACATTTGATATTTGAGTATTTAAAGTATCTATATTCGTTTGTAATTTTGTTTGTGTTGCTTTTAATTCATTAACTTTTGCTGTTAATTGTTTTACTAAATCATTTGTTCTAGCAACCTGATTTCCTTTCTCACCATTAGTTATTGTTGATGTGAATGTAAAACCCGCTACATTTACCGTTGCATTAGTTGGTGAATATCTAAAATTAACTTTAGTAGTTATTTCATTTTGAATTGCTGTTATTTTAGATAATACATCATTTAATTGAGATTGATTATCTTTTAAATCGGTTTGTGCGGTTGATAATGAACCCGTATCGAATGAAGCAGATGGACTACTATTTCCTTTAATTGTTTGTTTAACTTGTCCAGTTAATGGGTCTATATCCAAATAATTCCAATTAGCTATTGTTGTTGCATCCAATACACCACCACTATCAGTATCTAAAGGATTAACAGCACCAACACACCAATCAATATAATAAACTAAATTATCAAAATCAATAGAACCAGATGAATTAACAAAAATGTTTTCATTCATTTGTACAGCAGAGCCGGTTTCTAAATTTGTCATTTTTTGCCAAGTTGTAAGTACATCTGAATAATAGTAATTTACTACATAATTAGGGTCAAAACTTGGTATTACAAAATATGGATTGTTTTCAATATTAGCAGATTGCAAATCTTTGTAATATTTTTCAGAAGTATATAATAATGGATTTGTATCCAATGTATCTTTAGCTATGGATAATATAAATCTAAATGTTGTACCGGGTACATATTTTAATGTATCCAATGTAGGTATTGAAAATTCTATATGGTTTTTATCAGCATAAATACCTTTTAATACATCTGTATTATTAACACTTCCAGATTGATATGCTGTAATGTTAGGGTATTGATTATCTAATGCTGTCAGTCTTTTATATTCCATATAGATAAATATACCTATACTAAATTCTCTAAATTGTAGATTTTTCGATTAAGGTAAAATGCGGCTTTCTTTAAATCTTCTAATTCCTTTTGAGGGTCTTTTTTGCCTGCTCTTGCTATGTATTTAGCTACATTGAATAGGTACGCATCTTTATCTAAACCCCATGCTTCACATACCTTTATTACTTCATATGGGTTATCAACACCACCATAATAGGCTGGGTTCTTTACTGCTTCTATTTTAACTGCTGATTTTTCTACTAACTCTTGAGCAATTCTCAAACATACGTCTGCACCTCTTATTTTTTGTCTTTCAATTTCTTTTTCAGTTGCTTGATTAAATTCATCTTTTCTTATCTTTGGTTTAGCGGGCATATTGTGTAAATATTTTTATTCGTTTCACAAATATACAACAAATATTTGATTCTACCAAAAATAAAAAAAGTTATCCACATTTTTAGCTTTTACTAAGCTTTCACGATATATATTTACGCACTGTATAGCTGGGGAATAGGAAGCAGTTTAAATAAAGACTTAGACAATAGCAAGGAACTGGGACACTGTATTAAGCATCTTGGAAAGTTCCATCTTCATTTTTAATTACAACTTTATAAATTCTTTGAGTAGGGTCATTTGCAAATAAAGTAGCTGCATGTGCTTGAGCATCTTGAATCGTATCAAATTCGTTAATAGTATCTTCTGAATTTAATCTTAATACCCAAATTTGTCTTTGAGCCCAATGTGGGTCACCTGCATTAACATCGGTAGGTATTAATTGTTTATGTATAAAATAAGACATTTATATTAATTTTTTAAATAATTTCTTTTTAATCCAAGGGCTTTTTAAACCCACCCATTGATAATATCTATATTTCCATTTTTGATTTAAAATAGAAAAACTAATAAACCCAACCACCAATAGTATCAAATTAATAAATTTCGATATGGTGATTGGAGCATACATATTATCTCCAATCCGATTTAAAAGGTTTAAATAAGATTTTCATACCAATAAATATAATGTAGGTTAGATTCCGATATCCTTAAGACGTAGGATTTCTTTTTGAATGTGGCGATTGTATCCATTCCATGTAATATTTTCCAATAACCATTTACGATACCATGCAGGAATTGATTTAATATCTTTTCCTTTATATTTTCCAAATGTCATTATAACAGGTCCAATAACATTAGCCATATCTTGTGGTGATGGCTTACCTTCTATATGTAACCCAATTTCATCCAAAGGAATACCTGTTAATTGTTTTTTACCCTCTCCATATAACTTCCAATCAAATGGAAAATGTGTTTCATCTTTTTTGAAATATAGCTCCTCTACTTTACCAAAACGTGGAACACTACCCACAAAATCAACTACTAATCCATCTTTCTTATTAGGATGAATACGAGTAACCCTTCCTACAAACTGATACCACCAGCTTAACGATGCGGTGGGTCTGCCTGTTATTATACAATCTAATTCCGGATGGTCAAACCCTACTGATAGAATAGTAACTTGTACAACTATCCTCAATCGTAGGTTTTTAAAATCATCAATAATACGCTCTCTATCACTATCAGCCATACCACTATATACTGCTTCACAACTTGGTAACTTAGTGGATAACTCAATAGCGGCTTCAACGGATGGTACAGCTACTAATATTGATTTTCTATTAGGTAAATCTCCAATCTTCTTAATTATCTTTCCACTAATATCTTGCTGTTTGTATGCTCTTTGTATTGAATCTTCCGTATAATCCGCATAAGATGAATTATAAACCAATCCACCAGTTTCAAAATCATAAGATTCATAAACCAATGGTGACCAATATCCATTTTGTACCATATCTTCGATTTGAGCCACATGTATCACTTCCTTAAAGAAGTTACCCTTTTTAGATTTTGAGGTGAGCATGACCAGCTTAGAATAAGACCTACCCACTTCATTAAGGTTTGTTTGTAATTTTAACGGAGTTGCGGTTAATCCTAATACGTGAGTGATTTTAGCGCCTGTCAAAAATCTTCTTAACATTCCACCCGGCTCTCTTGGAAATCTATCACACTCATCTATAATAACCTTCTTAATACCCAATGTATGAAATTTATGGGCTATTTTGACAATAGAACCAATTGTAGCATATGTAACATGCCCAATTTCCTTTTCTCCCATTGCTGCTGAATATATTTTAGCTTCACCACCTAAACTAACAAATTTGTTGTAATTCTGCTCTAATAATTCTTTTGATGGCTGAATAACTAACAATCGTTCATTAAGTTGATGTGCTATTTGAGCAATAACAATTGATTTACCGAAAGCAGTTGGTGCCACAATAATTGATGGTACTGCTTTTTTCTGATTAAAAAATTCTACTCCTTTTTTAACAGGTTCTATTTGATTTTTCCTTAATTCCAAAGTTTTTACAATTTTCAATTGTAAAGGTACGAAAAAAATCTGACATTTCCAAATATTTATTTTAAGTGCATAGATTAATTAATTGTTAATTCATTTGGTAATGTGAAAAAAATTTCGTATATTTGTGAGATATTTAACAAAATCTTAATAGTTATTCAAAGAAACCAACATAAGTCTATGATTAGAAAAAATACAAATATATTGGTATATACATATAAAAATAATTCAGCCATTTTAGCAAACGGAATGGGTGTATCAAACGAAGGTGTGGAGTAATTCGCACCTTTTTTATTTTAACAATTAAACAAACAAAACAAAAAACAGTATGAAAAATCTGAAAAAACTATTGTTACTTACGATGATGTTCGCATTATCTTTTGTAGCAAAAGCGCAGGAAACTACATCTGAAATTCAAGGAAATGTTTTGGCAAGTAAACACGGATTAGCAGGTGCTACAATCACAGCTATCCATTTACCTTCTGGTACGAAGTATGTAACAACATCTCGTGCTGATGGTAGATATAACTTACCAAACCTTAAAATTGGAGGACCTTATGTAGTAACGGTATCTTATGTGGGATATAAATCCGAAGCACAAAGTGATATCTCATTAGTATTAGGACAAACTTTTAAAGCAAATTTTGTATTAGATGACAAAGTTACAAATTTAAAAGAAGTGGTTGTAACATCTACCAAACAAGACAAAGTGATGAACAATGGTAGAACTGGTTCGCAAGACGTATTTAATAGAACACAAATTACAGGATTACCAACTGTATCTCGTTCTTACAAAGATGTATTGAAATTAGTTCCTACTAACAATAACTTTTCTTTTGGTGGTATGAGTTCACAATTGAATAATATCACAATAGATGGAGCTAACTTTAATAACTCCTTCGGATTAGCAAGTGATATTGGTGGACAAACGGGAGCACAAGCTATCTCTTTAGACGCTATTGAACAATTGCAAGTAAACACTTCACCTTTCGATGTTAGACAAGGTGGTTTTGCAGGTGCAGCAGTTAATTCAGTAACTAGAAGTGGTAACAATCAGGGATTTGGTTCAGTTTATCAATACTTTAAAAGTAAAGATTTACAGGGATACAATGTTAATGGTGTTGTAGTACCTAAGCAAGATTACAATTATGATTTGAAAGGTTTCACAGTTGGTGGAGCAATAATCAAAAATAAATTGTTCTACTTTGTAAATGGTGAGCAAGAGAGTAAAACAACTCCGGGTACATTATTTGTAGCTAACGATGCTACTCACACAGCAAATGGTACAACAGTATCTAATGCATCAGCAGCTCAGTTAGACCAATTGGCTCAATTCTTAAAAGATAAATACGGATATGACCCTGGTCCTTATCAAGGTTATTCTTACAAATCTCAATCTAAGAGATTAACAACAAAGATTGATTGGAACATTAACGATGCAAACAAATTTACTTTAAAGTATAATATGTTGCGTTCTTCATCCGATATCCCACCATCTAATAGTGGTTCGGTTAATAGTTCATATGGTAGAACAGCAGGTCAATACGCAATGCCTTTCTATGGTGCTGGTTATCAAATCTATAACAACGCAGATGTATTTACCGCAGAATTGAATACTAAATTCTCTAATTCAATCAGTAACAAATTCCAATTAGGATATACAATGTTGAGAGATTATAGAAATCCTTTGACTTCTAAACCTTTCCCATTAGTTGATATCTTAGATGGTAACGGACAACCTTTTACATCTTTTGGATATGAGCAATACACTTATGGTAACAAATTGAATACCGATATTTACCAATTGAATGATATCCTTTCTATTTACAAAGGAGCACATGAAATTACATTAGGTACTCAATCTTCTTACAAAGAATATAAGAATGGTTTCTCTCCATCTTACGAAGGTGTTTATCGTTTTAATAGCTTAGCTGATTTTTACGCATCTGTGGCAGGAACTAAAGCAGCAGCTAGATACGATTTATCATACACTTTAGGTAGTGGTGATTTCCCATTAGTAGGACCAAAAGATTTAGAATTAGGTTTCTTCATTCAGGACAAATATAGAGCAACTGATAAATTAACTCTTACTTATGGTTTAAGAGCTGATTACACTAAGTTCTCTAATACATTCCTTTACAATCCAGTAGTAGATACATTAACTCGTTTCTACAATGGTATTCATGCTAACACAGGTGTAGCACCTAACACAGCAATTCAATTATCACCAAGAGCTGGTTTCAACTATGATGTATTTGGTGACCAAACATTGCAAGTGAGAGGTGGTACTGGTTTATTCGCAGGCCCTCCACCATTTGTTTGGATTTCTAACCAAGCTTCTAATAGTGGTATGGCATTGTTCGGAAGTATTTCTAACGGACAAGGTTATATGTTTAACCCAGACCCTAACGCTTATAGACCAACAGCTACTGGTACTTTAAGTAAATCTTACTCAATCAATGTAACTGACCCTAACTATAAATTCCCTCAGGTTTGGAAATCAACTTTAGCAGTTGATAAGAAATTAGAAGGTGGATTCATCGTAACTGCGGAAGGTACTTATAGTAAGAATATTAACGCTTCAGTATTTGAAAACATCGCTTTACCTTCAACTGGTTTAATTACCTTATCTGATGGTAGAGTTCGTTTCCCTTATACTTCCGTTTACCCACAACCTGGTATTGTAAACTCAGCTAACAATCCATCAATTGGTAACGCTATTTATATGACTAACGCAAATGTTGGTTATGTATGGACAGGTACTTTACAAATTCAAAAAGTATCTAAGAACTTAGTAACTACATTAGCTTACACTAGACAAGTTGCTAAAGATGCTACAATCAATGGTTCTACTGCATCAACAATGTGGGGAGCTAAGCCGGTTGTAGGTAATTCAAATGATTTCCAAGTTGGTTATTCTAACAACTATTTACCTCATAGAATCATAGGTTCTGTTGTATATGGTAAAGAATTTGTTAAACATACAAAGACTTCAGTTGGTTTAATCTACGAAGCATCTCCTAACAATGTTCAATCTTCATTATCGTACATTTACAATGGTGACTTGAACAATGATGGTTATTCAAATGATTTAATGTTCATCCCTAAAGATGCATCTCAAATCAAATTAACTAACGCAGCACCTGTAAGTGGTGTGGCTGATAATAGAACACAAGCTCAATTATGGCAACAATTAGATGCTTTCATTTCTAACAACCCTTATTTATCTAAACATAGAGGAGAGTTTGCAGAAAGACAAGCATTAGTATTACCTTGGACTCATAGAGTTGATTTAAACTTCACACAAGATGTTTATTTTGTAACTAAAGGAAACAAACATACATTGAGATTTACAGCAGATATCTACAACTTAACAAACTTAATAAGCAACCAATTAGGTGTTTACAAAATACCTACAACAACTGCTCCTTTAACTTTTGTTAAATTGGATACTGATGGTAAGACTCCAATCTTCTCATTCCCTTATTTAGATGGTAAGAATCAAGTTCCTTACACTAACTCATTTAAAGATGATGTAAGTGCTGCATCTCGTTTCCAAATACAATTGGGAGTTAGATATTTATTTAACTAATTCATACGCCAATATGAATTGCCACTCATGGGCAAAACCCTCAACGAAAGTTGGGGGTTTTTTATTGCTTTTATTTTTTTCTATATATTTATATATGAAACCTTGTGGTTAATCCTTTAGTGTTCTTAGAAACATTTGAGTTGAAAATAAAACCCTCAACGAATAAAGGCTTAAATAAACAAACAAAAACAAGACAATTATGTACAACATTACAAACATGTGGTCTGCTTTAAAAAGACCAGAAGCCTTCATTACAAAAGGCAAAAAAAGAATCAAACAATTTGATGGACAAGTATATCTCTCCGATGGGGATGAATACGAAATTGAGCTATTCAATACTACACAAGACGTATTATTAGCAAAAATTAAAATAGATGGGGATTATATTGCCGGCGGTGGTATAGTTCTTAGAAGGGGTGAAAGAGTGTTTTTAGAACGCTTTTTAGACTCGCCTAACAAGTTTAAATACTCAACCTATGTAGTTAATGGAAACAATACAGAGGTTCAGGATGCGATTAGAAATAACGGATATGTGGAAATTGAGTTCTATTCAGAATATATACCAAACATCCCAAATAGAACCATTTATACAGGTCCTAATTACACATACTCAAGCGGTACATTTAATATAAGTCCAGTAACATTTACTACAAGTGGTGTTAATAGTGTTAATATGAATTTAACATCAGGTACTACAAGCACATCAACCGCATATTATAATGCTAGTTTAGCTTCAACAAATACTTTTACAGGTCCTAATGTTAGAACATTTGCATCCCCTTTGAGAAGTAATAAGATTGAAACAGGAACAACTGAAATGGGTAGTAGTTCTGACCAAACATTCCAACATACAAACAAAACTTTCAGTGAGTTTTCTTTTTGGAATGTGGCTTGGCAAATTCTACCATTATCACAAAAACAATATACAGCAGAAGAAGTAGGTACTAACTATTGTGTAAATTGTGGAGCTAAAAGAAAGAAATCATCTTTTAAGTTCTGCCCACAATGCGGAACTAAATTCTAATAAGTTATAATAAATCACAAGGTATTCAAAAGAAAAAGGGAAGTGTAATTACTTCCCTTTCTTTTTTTAGTTATTTAAATGTTCTTCCAATAATTTATGTAATTGAGTTTTTTCTTTTTCTTTGTAGATTATTTTCTCTCTTTCAATAAATTCAGGTCTTAATCTCTGAAAATCTGCTTTGTTAAAAATAACAATTACCTTATCACCTTTTACGATAACTCTTTCAGGCTTTGGATGGAATGGAAAATGATGTGGACCAAATTCAGGTCTTTGATGGAACTCACCTCTCATTTCATTTCTTCTTTCAAATTGAGGTCTTTCCCTTTGTTCAGGTTGTTGTGAGAATGCAGCGATAGATGTAATCATCAATAACGATGCGAATAGTATTTTTTTCATATCGGTTTGTTTTATATAAATACCTTTATGAAATAAGAATGAAAACACAAATTCCCCTATTTTAAACCGCTTGTGTAAATTATATGTTTGGATTTAAATAAATAGGATTCTCATAATTTAACTCATCATAATCACCAGCGTTAATTGGGTCATAAGAAGAATCCTCATCCGAAATATCTAATATCTTTGGGTCTAACATTGATTCACCACTCTTACCTATATCAGTAGAAAGATTTTTTATAGCTTGACCTTTGTAATCATAACCTACACCTCTAGAAGATTCATATCCCGTAAATTCTTTTAATACTGATTCATTTGATGCCAATTTTTCTTTAGCAAATTTATTAAAATCAGAAGAACGCATGAATGTTTTTAATTCATCCATAACTATATTTAATTCATTTTGCTGAATCTTATAATTTTTTACTAAATTAGTAACTGATGGTGATTTCATTAATTTATCAGTTATTTCTTTAACTTCCGAATAATTCAATCCTTTATCTCCTTTATGTATAGAATTTAATATATTTGCGAAATCTTTAGTAACTTCTTTACTTTTATGCAATTCAGTTACAAATCTTCCAACTCTTGATAAGTTGAATTTTATATCATCATAAGTTTTACCTAACTTAGATGCTATATCTTTCATTACATTTTTAAATCCTCTTTCTGCAATATATTTTAAAGTAAATATAGTAAGTGGTAACATAACAGAAGCAAGAATACTTTCTTTTATGTTTTTCTTTTTAACTGGTTTAAATTCAGAATCCCAGTTCTCACTCATTATATTTTTTAAACTAATCATTAGAACGCTGAATCTACTTGTTTAGCTGCATCAGCTCCGTATTTAGATTTAACTTTATCCACCAATCCTTTTAATATATTTTCTCTATATTTAGAAATTTCGGATGGCATTGAACCTTCTACATTATGTATTTGTTGAACGGCTTGTAATAATTTAACAGCCTTTGTATCGTGTAAGAATGTAGCCAATTCTAAAACCGAACCAGTATGGTCGTTTCTATCAGTTAATTTAGCTATCTTATCAACTATTGGTTGAATATCTAAAGATTCATTTACTTTAGGTTTTCCTGTTACAATACCCATCATTTTAATCATACTATAAAGTTTTACCCCTATAAATATAATTATTTCAGTTTATCGTATCTTTCCCTATTTCTTTTACTTTCAAACTCGATTTCCACTGCAACCCATTTACCACGTGGACAAGCTCCTATCTTTGGTGAATAAATCTTTTTACTTAATACACAACCACATTCTCCGCAATGGATATATGGTTTATCTTTCTTAGAATCACAAGTATCGCATATTTCCATACGCTTAATTGCCAATCCACTTTCTAAATCATTTGGATTATAGGATATCTTCCAAGCTTTGAAAATTTCTTGAATTTTGTTCATATAACATTACTTTCATATAACTATAATGAGTTTAAATAATGTACTAAAGATTCTCCAAATAATTCCATATCTTCTAATGTAGCTCTATAAACAATATCTTGTATTATATTACCATTTCCTTTACCATCTTCTACCAATGATATATCGTATATTATTTCATTGAAATCATCATCCATTTTAGGTTCTCTCATAATAATTAATGTTACACTTTGTCTACTGTTTATATTCCATACTTGCATAGCATAACACTCGTTGAGTTCTTCCATTTTACCAACTTGCCAATCTCCAAAATATTGGTTTCTAATTTTTTTATAATTCTTTATTACTAACATATTATTGTCCTACTTCTATATGATGTCTAGTTATCACATCAATTATTGCTTCATAAACTGCATTAACATCTTTTAATTCCCTCTTACTTAACCAATAAGATGCCTCACCACATAACATTAAATATTCGTTCCTATGTACATGATTTGGTTGTGGTGGAGTTACTCTACTTAATGTAATTACATAACTTCCACCAGTAGGTAAATGCGGATAATAGTAATTTATTATGTAATGAGTATCTTCCTCAACTATCTTCAATTCACTTCTAAAAGATTTAATAAGTTTGCCCCAATTTTTTATTGTTATCATAATTTATAATTAAAAAGGTAATCCATACTCATCATCAATAATAGATTCTATTAAATTATAGAACCCACTTTTATTGAAATGGTAAGTAGGTAAATGAACAGATTTTCTCCACTGGCCTTTCATATCTTGAATGAATACTTCATGATAACCATCATCACTAACTTCTCTATTTATTAAAACATATACTCTCTTTCCTTCCTTTCTATGTTCAAACTCAAAGGAATAAAATCCTTCATCTTCCAAAGCATACTTCATATCCCAATTATAGAATACACCAGTATTCATATCACCACCATAATTCTTTATTGTTAGCATTAGAAATATATTTTTCTTATTGAATAAAATTGTCCGTTATCTGATGTAAATGTATTTATCAAATAAGTTTCAGCTTCACTCATCGTTTCAAATTTCATTATTTGTTCTGGGTTTACTTTATTTCCATAATCAACTAATACTGTTTCACTTTGAGTATCTATAACTTCTATTTGAGGTAAGTTTGGATTATAGTTGTAATTTTGATTAATTGTAATTGCATGTTTAGTTCCTATACTCTTTGTATGATAGTTCCTATCTTTCATCCAACCAATTCCTTTAAGTAACCATTCGTTATTTGAACACTCATATATTGCGTAATATCCTTTCATTATTTTGAATTAAGTTTATCCATTTGTTCTTGTAAATCTTTTAATGCTTGTAGTGAAGCCCTTTGTATATTTGTTAAAGGTATTGATACTGAACCACTCTTAGGTAACGTACCAATTCCATTTTGAGGTGCTATACTATATGTAACAGCTGTACCTGCATGATGGACTCTACTAATAATTCCTATACTACCACTATTAATATTTCTAGTTACGTTCTTTACATAAGATTGTCTTTGTTCTAAAATATCATCAACCAACATTTCATACTCTGCTATAAATTTTTGTAAACTATCAATATTAGTTTTTGTTAAATGTGATTTAGCTAATAGGTCTTGAGTTGCATTATCCCTAATACGAAATGCAATTACACCTTTAACTGCGGTTGCTATTAATTCAATATCCCACTTTGGCATTGTGTGTGTGTTTATGTTTATTATAGTTGCATAATAAACTTCTTCACTTGCATTGTGTATCGGATTAACAATTGAATAACCTTTGTAAGTCCAACCTGATATTTTATCCCATCCTTTTATTTTCATTACGAAATTGTTTTATCAGTAAAGGTACGAAATTTTCCGCACTTTACCAAATTTATAAATGTCTCTTAAGTGCCAGCCCAAATGTTTCCATTACATTCTTCCAATCACTAAACCAATCAGCAGATATTTCATGCTGACCACATCTCTGATAATTTAAACGATAAAACCATTTGTTATCTATCTTATTATAATGTCCAATCTTACTTACTTCAACCCAATGAATTAAAGAAGAAACTTTATCATCATCAAATTGAAAACGATAATTAGTTTCAGTTTCGTGGACTTGTAGACACTGAAATCTTCCATCCCAAAATTCACAACCAACAATTCTATCTGCGTTTTTTATTTTTAATATCATCTTAGAATGAATTTAATTTTTTATTTAAAACTATTAAAGCCATATTAAACACAATACTTTCTTTTAAATGATTTAACTCCAATGCTTCTTCATATAAAATATTTGTGTATGAATTATAACATATACTAACCGAATACCTTCCACTTTCGTTTGGATTTCTAGCTATCATAATTGCGGCACTTGCTATCTTAGTACCTCTGATATCGTGATAGATGGGAGTTAATTTTAGTACATAACAATCAGTATCAATTACTTTATTGAATTGTTCTTTAACTTTTGATACTTTATAAGTACTACCAACCATCTTACCTTTAACTAAATCTATATTTGCTATTGTCAACATTATACATCAAATTTATCTGGAAATTCATAAACTACTTTATCCAATAGTAATTGTGGGTCTTTACATACACTAACATCCAAGCGTGCTACTCTACCTTTACAAAATACACTAACTTGGTGAGAGTCCCACATAATATCATAGATACAAAATGTAATAGTATGATGTGTACTTCTACTTTCTAAAACACATTCATATCCACTTCCAGTATGCATAGCTTGTACAACAAACCAACTTCTACCCAATACATCTACCTTAAACCCAGTTATTCTATCCCAATTTTGTATTGTTAGGGGTTTACCTATATGACTAATTGGTGGTGGTACATTTAATGAGGATGTACTAAATGCTTTTGGGTATGGTTTCATAGCTGTTAATCTTCCATAACTACCAGCGTACGCTATTCTAGCAGCCGGTGGTGGTGCTGATGTTGCAAATAATGGTGATTGTTTAGCTTTCTTCTTCTCACCAAATAATTGTTTCCATCCCCATCCCATTGGTGTATCATCCCAAAGATGTTTTCTTAGATTTAAGTTTTTAAACCAATCTTCATTGTAATTAACTTTTATATATGATACTAACCAATATAGTAAAGCAGCACCACCAATGGTAATTAACAAGAAGAGAGCAAATCCAATTATCGAATCGTATTTCATTTTATTTTATTTTAAGTTTAACATATAATCAATTAATTGTAATAGGGGAGTGGCACCCAATCTCAAATCCCTAACACTCAACATCCTTCGTATCGGTCTTTGACGTAATGGGTCTCGTCCATTATCCCACCACCATAACTCATATTCATAATCTCCTTTACCACCGGTAGGCATTCTCTCAATGTTAATTCTATTGAATGCGTTACCTTCTTTATCAATAATGAAAATGTGATATTGAGTACGGGTTTCTTCAATACCACTTACCCACCAACCTTTAGTATGAGCTCCAATAGGCCCTTTACCAATTAATTTTTTATGAAAGTTTTCTATTGTTAGCATATTAATAATTTTTCATATTTTCGGTAGCTTCGGTATCCCACCAATGTTTTGATTTAGATAATGTTTGGGATATTAGATAAGCCAACGATTCCATACTTTTTAAATCATCGGGTCTAACCAATACCGTAGTTGATATCTTCAATCCCATAACAAATAATTCATAACCACCTTTGCTTGAATGTATATTTCTAATCAATCGTACTTCGGTTTCTTTGTTATATCCTTTACCATTTTGAATTGCTTTGAAACGAATTGAATAATATGGTTCACTTGTTACGGTTTTGTTTTCAGTTACTAACCATACTTGCCTACCTTGGCACATAACATCTTGTAACTTTAGGATTCCTTTTATTGTTAGCATTTTATTTTTATTGGTTTTCTATGTTTAATAATTAAATCAGCCATATCTTCTAATAGAATAACTTTATCTTTGATTTCATAATCAAGCAGATTAAAGAACTTTGATGGTGAATATCGTAATTGATACGAACCATGAAGTCCACGCTTCTTCATCAAATCAATTCGGAAATATCTCATATCATCCGTATCTAATACTGCGAATGAATATGATTCACTAAAATCTTTTACTGAATGTATTTTATATCTACCATACTCCATTCCTATTATACTATCTATATTTTTTATCACTAACATAATTCTTCTATTATTTTATTAAATACATATCTTACATGTCCTACACTTTTAAATTGTTCGTAACGGACATGATATATGTTACTATATCTTCCATCAACATTTTTACCTCTTATTATATACTTACCCAATGTGCTTGGGTATCGGGTGATAAGAATACTTAATTTTTCATTAATAAACCCATCACAAAATTTATAAGCATATCCACCACCATATCTTCCAGCGTCAATAAAGGCACTTTCTATATGTAATCCATTACGATAAGGCCATTTCATTATAGAATCGGAAGTATCCCAATTTGTTATTGATAATAGTTTCATTATTGTTTGTTATGATATTTTTTAATTATGTATTCCATTTGTCCAATGAAGTTATCCATATCACCCAACCACTCCGAAGAACCACATACATTGGTCACCTCTCCATTGTAGTTAAAGAAGTAAGTAATTACATTCCCCTTTCCAACATCATGCGTTACCATACCAATTCGGTTTAATGATATCGTACATCTATCTATGGTATTTCCCACCGGTCCCAAACAATGTACATCAAACATATATTTGTTTTGTGTAGGGTGGAGATTAATATTCCTAACTACCCAACCACCAAATATCCTTCTACTACCTATTTTTGTTACACCATTTATTGTTAGCATATATTCAGTTTATCTCCAACTCCACTTCGGGTCGAATTTTTAAATTTTTTATTTTGTTTTGATTGATAGTTCTAGCCAAGCTCACTCCTCTTTAGGTTATTTATTTAGGCCTTTGTCTTTTATAATATTCCGTATTAATCTTATTAAGTACCATACCTAAGAACGCATCCTTCCTTCCGATTTGTTCCTTAATATAATAACCTTTGTGTATTTCGTTATCCCACGACTCATACACTATTTGTACACTATACCAACCTGCCGTTTCCCCTTCGTTTCTACTTATGAATACGGCGGCTCCATCTCCGATAGCACCACTTCTTAGCGTTATTACATATCTCCCACCCATACCCTGTCTAAAAAAATCATCAGTAGTAGCTTGATTGATTACCCAATCTCCTACGGTTTCACCTACCAATTTATCAAAGTTTTTTATCACTAACATCTTTTATCGTTTTTATTTTCTTAAATCGTATTCTCTATCTATATACCCCATTAAATGCGTTATGAATACATCTTTATCCATTAGAGCTTGTTTGGTTAATCCACATTCGTATATCACATCCGTAAAATCGTTGTAACATATATAGATGTGATATTGTTTGGTTAATAGGTTTATGTTCCTATCTATTAGGATTGCTGCTCCTCTACCATCCCTATCGAATGATATAGAATAGTGTTCACAAAGTAGCCATCTTTTTGGATTAGATTCTATAGCCTCTATTACTTCCCACTTACCAAATACCTTATTGTTTAGTTTCTCTATGTTCTTTATTGTTAGCATCCTATTTGTTTATTTCTTTATAAAGTATATTAGCCATAAAACTTAATAAACCATTTCTCTTACGAAGTGTATCTCTATCCAATCTATCACTCCATATTATATTATCCGTAGTACCATAGAATAACTTACAGGGATATTTTCCTTCCGGCGATACATCTGCTTCAATAGTTAAAACCGCAGGTTGGGCTTTACCAATAGGTTCAGTCTTATTAAATTGGATTTGATAATGTGGGTGCCTTACTAAATCAGAACCATTAACTAAAAAATCGCAATATGAAAGTTTAAACTCACCACATAACATTCCATTAAGTTCTCTTATGTTTTCTATCTTTAACATCTTACTTTGTTTTTAAATAATTTTCTATTATCCCTTTAAAGTTTTTCTTATCTCTTAAATAGTCAGCAGTGAATAGGGCACCACTAAATTTATATGCCATTGTATCTTTCCCTCTTACTTTATGGAGTTTACCCACTCTATACAATGTCATATCTTCGTATTGCCCGTGGCCCTGTCCAACTTGTTTATAAAATTGAAACTTATAGGTATCATCCATAAGCATTTCGGATATGCCTATTAGAGTCCATTGGTCTATCACTCCGTACTTTGTGTTTAAAATACTCTTTATGTTTTCTATTGTTAGCATGCTTCTCTCAATTTACTAATGAATATATTCATATCTTTTATCTCATCCAACTTCAAATATAAATTGTTTGTATTACTACTCAATCTATAATTCCAATTATCCGTCCAACCTATCGGCTCTCTATGTAAGAAAATTGTTTTTGAATACTGCTTATTTGTTACATCAATTTGGTATCTATAATTGTGCATATTATATCCCTTTGGGTCCAAATCAAATATATCACATATCCTATCTACATAAAAGTTACTACTCCCCAATCGTTTGTATCTTAATCGTTGTATGTTTTGTATTGTTAGCATAATTAACTATAAATTTTCTTTATTAAGTAAGATGTATGCTAATTTATTAATCATATTATCTTTATCCACCAACCAATCTGCGGAGGCACTTATATTAGTTCTCATTGAATTGTATATAAAGAAATATGAAAAGCCAGGCTGTCCAAATATTTTATGACCGGTTCTCTCCAACATAATCTTACATCTTTTGGTAGTAGATTGACGATGATTTGCTAATTCAAATACATAGGTATCATTTTGGTTACCTTCATATATTAGTGTAACATCCCACCCATCCCATATCGGTTGGTTTTGTAATTTCAATATGTTCTTAATTGTTAGCATAATTCTTTTATTATTTCTCCAAAATAGTATTTAATCCAATTTACATCCTTTACCGCACTCAATGATAACTTCTTAGGTACAGATGTAACTCCTGTCTTATATGAATACCCCCACAATTGATAGTAGTAGTTTCCGTTTTTGGATTTAGTTTTGTAACGATTGATACATATCCTCATTACCTCTTTGTTCTTATCCTTCCAACGAAAACGATAATCATATACAGCCATCGTATCAAATGCGGAATGTATATAATAGTTTGATTGGTAGGGGGAATCCATTAAATCACTATGTGTACACCAATTACTAATATTCAATCGTTTTTGTTTTAACATACTATAATGTAGGGTTTAATAAAGAAACAATTGAATGAACGATACTATCACCCTTAGTAGGTTTTGAAAAATCATATTGGTTATTCAAATCGTTAGCTCGAATGATACCAGTCCTATCTTCGTAAGACTGGGATACATTCAACTCCTTAGCCCAATTCTGAAACTTAGGGTCGTTCATTGTGTTTGCTCTATCCAATTCTAATTGTTCGTACTTTTGTAAATCTAAATTTTGTAAATTCATAACTTATTGTTTTTATTTTTATTATTTAAATGTTATCTTACATCCATCGTGTCCACTAAAATCTCCGTTATCCGCTAACCTCAATATCCCATTAAGGAAATGTGAGAACTTAGTAGGAGAACTCATATCCGCTTTCCATATACTCATAGGATACGATTTGTTTTTATCCATATCCCATAACCATACTAAAAAGTTATCCGCATCACTATCTTTCAGTATAGCCAATTTATAATGTCTATTCGCTCTATTACCAATATCAGATATAGAATCAACTCCTATTACATACTTATCATCCATATCGGTACAATACTTAATGTTAAAGCGTTCAGATTCCATATCCATAACCGCCTTAGTAAAGTTCTTAATGTTTAATCGTTTCATATTACTTTGTATTTAATTGGGGTTTATACTTCTTAATCAATTCCATCTCTCTTTTGTGTACTTCCTCTTTACCTCTTACCACATCTAACACCGATATGTCGTAAACAATTTCTAAATCATCAATATACTTACTCATATCCTTATACAATGCCCAATCCCAAGCTTCCTTTCGAGCTCTACTAAAGTGTTTTTGTAAACGAACCTTAACACTCTTTCGGAAAGCCCTACCAATAGATGCGGTAATACCAATATACTCCTTTCCATTTTTGGTATTCGTAATAAGGTATATAATGTGATTCCTATCGCTTCTCTTTTTTCTCATATTCTTTCAGTATATTAATAGTTTGTAATTCAGTATTCAAATGTGCTATCTTCATCATAGTAGAGTAAGTAATACCATTGATTAGAATGATATCCCCACTCTTACTAAGAATCTCTATATCGTAATAGGTTCTCATATAGTATTAATAGTTTATAGTTGAATACTCTCTACTGCCTGTTCTCATAGTAAACCAATTCCAATTCTCACTACTAACGAACCTATCCCAATTAGTACCCTTAACCATACACCTTTTAGTACTATCGTAATAACATACCCCAATTTCCTTTAAACATCTTCTAACTGATGAATAGTAAGAGGATGGGATACAACCTTTAGGATTATCACCTAACATCCTTCTCATAATACCACTCCATGTAGGAGCCGGTTTGTTATTCATTGAATCCACTAAATACTCATATACCCTAATAAGGTACTTTTTATTTAATGAATCATACCCAATTTTCTCATTAAACAAATCCGAATCAAATTTCACTACATTCATATACTTAAATTTTTATTATACCCAAAGATACAACAATAGCTCGAAATACCCAAATATCCATCAAAAAACTTTAAAAATTGTTCATTGAGAATCAACACGTTAGCCGGGCCTGATAATCAATGGCTTACATATAACAATTTTTTACATATGTTCATTAGAGGGGTTTCCTGAGGGGCTACCCAAAAATAACCCTATTATACCACCCGAATACCCATCCTTAAAAATCGAAGGGGAAAATAGGGGTCTTTTTAAGGGGCTTTTGGATACTCAAGCTCCCAACCCATCCCATATAGTAAAAAAATGTAATATATCCCCAACCCATCCTTAGTATTATAAAAAAAGCTAATACGTTCACCATACCTTTGATATATCCAAAATAGCTAATATGATAGGGTTATCCCCTAAGAAAGCTAAAAGTACTACTTTACCCTATAAAAATCCTATACGGTAAAAAACCGGGCTCGGGGCGTAAACAGGTGGGCGTGGTATTATAAAAAAAAATTATCTGTTGGATTGCAAGAAACCAGTCCCCCCTGGCCCCTGCAACCCTTTGCCAGCCACGCTTTCCCGAAAGGCCTCCGAAACACTTGCTACCACACGCTTCCAGCCCGTTCGAAATTCCAAAAGAACTTATCCACATACACATCACATCCACAGGCGGGTGGGCATAGGAAAGGGGACCGGCTATTCACAGGTCCCCTATACTATACGATTTAGCTATATATATTTTAGCTTAGTAATCCATAGGTACATTCGGGTGAAACCAATTCAGGTGCTCTACTTCCGTATAGTTTTTGAACCATCCGTTTATAGTCCTATACTTCAGTCCATCACCATACTTGTCATAGTCCGTATAATCAGGACCAGCTATACTCTTTACATACTTATACAGTTCGTACCCATCTTCTCTATGTACTGCGATAAGGGCATGTATCTTAGCTTTGATACTTTTTTCTACTTCTAGTCCAGCAGCCCATACATTATGGTCATCACTCATTACATAGGACCAGTCGTGTTTCTGAACAAGGTTATACAGGTCCGATTGAATTGTTTCTACTACATTAATACTCATATTATTTATTTTGCATTTTTAATTCTAATCCCATTAATTCATATTCTCTTTCCTTTATCTGACGTTCCAAATCTTTAATTTGCTTTTCTTTATTAGCCGGCAATGATTTGATTTTGTTTTGAGTCCATTTAATCTCATGTTTTAATTGTCTTATTTTGAACTCGTTACTAATACTCATATACTTAGTTTTTAATTTTAATTTGGTTATCGTTCTTTATAGTAGGATTCAAACCTACAAGTGGGTTACTATTGGTACTAGCGAGGGGTTAATTACTTCCCTCTCCCGTTTTCACCTATCCTTTGGGCCATCAGCTTGGGAGGCAGCCCTTTCCGAAAAAATTTATTTCATCCCAATTCGGTGCGTGTGTCACTCCGCCATATAAAGAACGATTTCTGTACTATGGGTAGGATTCGAACCTACCTATATACCATACATAGTTATTAGTACATTGATTCGTACATCACCTCACAAGCTTTCTCATAAGCTATCCCGCCACTACCTTCTACCGGTATCATCACCTCAGCGTTTAGATAGTTAGATAGTAGTAAAGCATCCACTATCTTATTAAATGCCACAGTCTCTATACCAGTGGACCTCTTTTGTTTTTTCTTTGTATTGATATACCCAGCCATGCCGGTCATTAGAGCACTTAACTCATCTTGCGAAAACACACCTACTAATTGTTCGTTACTATTCATATTACTTAGATTTTTTGTTAGCTAATTTATTAAAAGCACTATAGTCACGTCCAGCGTTCAATACATAATCTCTAGCTTCGTCCAACTTCTTACACTCATCGTATAATGCCGTTTGTAACTTATCACACAAATCCTTTGCTTTCTCAGCCGTTTGTACAAAATACGATGTATTCATATCCTTAGCATTCTGCTCAGCATCGATTCTATACTTAGTCATACCGTAGTACAACTCATTCAATTCCAATAAACTTAATTCCAATTTCATATATATAATTTTTAATTTAAAAAGAAAGTACCCATATAGGGTACTATTGATTACTTCACTAAATAATTAGCTACAGTAGAGAAACCAGCAGCCGATAATTCAGCTTTGATTTCTTTGTGGTACTTCTTAGGGAAACCACCCTTAACGATAGGGTACTCTGCTAAGATAGTATTAATCTTAGTAGATTCAGCCTTAAACATCTTTAAGAACTCCGAAGCCTTTTTAACGGCCGGCCTGTTCTTACACACGATATTGTGTGTTTTACCTAAGAAGTCCGTAAACGATACGATAACTTCGAATTTAGGGTTATTACTTAATTTACTAGCGGCGAAATTGTTGTACTGAGTCATATTATAAATTTTTATTATGTGGTGGGGTTATCCCCTTATCATTTCCTTTACTACATAAAGATAGGGTCATTTAGCTTATCCGCCAAATATTAGGGTAAAAATCTTTAGAAATTGTTTCTTGAGAATCAATAGGTTACATATATGTTTTTTTGTTATATGTAACAGCCTCATACCCAGTATAGGAGTAAACTAACAAAAAGGGGGTTTTGTTAGTATTGGATATAACTTATAGTTTAGGGGCTAATCTATTAGTTATTTTTGTTATATGTTGAATAAACTATAAGTTAGTATAATAAACTATAAGAAAAACGGGTCCATCTTCCTTCACCAGTGGAACATCTGGTACATCTGGAACAAGTGGTACTAATTGTAGGAACATGAGGAACATGAGGAACATTGGGTACAACTGGGACCGGCATAAAAAAAGGATACCCAATGTGGATATCCTCTTAATAAATTTACTAACCTTCTAAAAGATTACTTAGTAGCTGTTGTATCAACTGCTGCTTTAGCCGTATCAGCTTTAGCTGTTGTATCAGTTGTTACTGCTGTTGAATCAGCTTTAGGAGCTGTACTAGCACCACCACAAGCCACTAATGATGTAGCGATAGCTACAATTGCGATTACTTTCTTCATCTGTCTATTGTTTTGTTTAATTAAATACTTTGTTATAACCTTACTTAAATATAAGGATTGAGAAAAATTGGTATTAGGACCGGCCGGGCAGGCCAATGCTATAGCCGGTCCTTTACCGATTATCTTATCCTAACCACTCTTTCTTAATCGCCTTAGCTGCTCTTAAGCTAGTTGCGTATTGTGAATACAATTCACCATCTTCACTCACACGTACTCTATACGATACAGTGCCTGATGGACGAGTGATTTTTTGAATGTTTGCTGCTACTGTTTCATAAACATTCGTTCTTTGTGCTGCTTTACGTTGGTTCTTAGCCATTTTATTTGTGTTAGTTATTATCCCACTAACGAGGGGTTTTAATGAATTGGGACCACTTAATAAGGGAGGGTCTCCATACATAATCCCTGTAAGAATGTAAAGATACGAAATTAATTCGAATCCACCAAATTTATTTTTTAATCTTCATTTTCAGCCGGCTCTAAGGGCACAATACCGTTAGCATCCAACTCTTTAATGATTGATTTCTCACCTTTAGCGATAGTACCTTCAGCCACATATACATCTAAGGTAGCAATACACTTCTCTCTATTGATATACTTTTTACCTATAATATCCTCAAACGTCTTAGGGGCCTTAGTTACAATTACCATCTCTGGGTACTTCTCCGTTGCTGCATCTTCGATATAGAATTTGCCATGCTTATTTGTATCCACTACTTTTGGGGTTTTAGTTTTCTTAACCGCTGGTTTCTTAGCTACCGCTTTTCTACCGGTTGCCTTAGCTGGTTTAACACTCTTTGCCGTTTTCTTAGTTGCGGACTTCTTTACTACTCCTTTTGTTGCTGTTCTAGCCATATCTTAATTAGTTTAAATTACTTACTATCTTTGCCGGTCCATTTGAACCCGTACTTCTTATTCATATACTTAACCCATTGTAGGTCACTCTTAGATTCCATCCATTCGGGGTAATCACTTCTAAAAAACATTGATTCACCGCCTAACGATTTAATGTACTTTGCTGGGGTAATTTTAGCCCCTACTGATTTACTACTCATATTACTTTGATTTTTATTATTAAATTTGTCCAACTCTAGTCCACTCACCATTCCATTCGTTACCATTCAAATACCATTGAAAGTTCTTTTGATAGATTCCTACATTTGGTAAGCCATTCAAACGCTCCTTAGTAGTATTCGATGCCCAGCCGGCGTTACTAATACTTAATATACCTAACTCATCTAATACAGCGATAGTGTTACCATGCAATTTCAACTTAAACGTACCATAATCATTAACTACGGCCATATTGGATTTCTTAAAGGGCTTTCTATCTAAGAATGCCGATACTGATTCTTTTGTGATTTTTCTACTCATAATTGGGGTTATATATATTTTTTAATAGCGATGCCATCTTCGTTAATGTAATAGGTCCAAACCATACTATTTAGATTTTAAGGTTTGGAAAATAGTTTTAACAAAAGCGTACCCTACGATAAACACCATAGATAATACGATAAATTCCCCTAAACTGATTGTCTGATTCATATCCTTTAATTTTATAACACTAAGATACGGCGATATAACCATATAGCAATGGAATTGGGTAAAAAAGTTTAGAAATTGTTTCTTGAGAATCAACCTGTTACATATTAAGGTTTTTTATATATGTCCAACTGGTTGATAATCAAAGGGTTAATTTTCTAAATAGGCTAGAAAAGGGAGGAACATATTAAAAAAATTATGTATGTATAACTCATTGATTTTCAACACGTTAGCCGGGCGGTCATCTGGCGTGAGCTAACTAGTTGATACTCAACACGTTATGGACCGTAGGGCTCACTCTATAACCCGCCCTCCACTCCCTAAAGTTACAAGCTTTTTTTGGTATTGCAAAACCGCTCATCACATTTAATTTTTTCTAATATGAGCCGGCATACATATAGAAAATATCTAATATATTCTCTAATACTTTAAACCATTTCTAATAATTGGTATCTTTTGTTCGAACTAAACAATTCTTTAGCTTCTCTAATTCCTCTGCAGCCCCTGCTATGATTGCTTCTTGTTGGGCTATCTTATGTTCTAATAGATATATAGCCGCTTCCCTCTTTCCCCACTTGGTTGGAAATTGTAATCTATTCCCCACCGGCAGATATTCACCTCTTATCAGTTTTAGCCCATCCAAAGGTTGAACGATAACGGAAAGCTCTCCCGATTCGGACTCTACTATTGAAGCTAAAGAATGTAAGGTACGATTAACTGCCACCTGTTGTGGTATTCCCTTAAACGCTTCCCCTGTACTCATATCTATTTTGATTTCTTATAAGCCCTCTTAACTAACTTCTCATTCTCTCGGGCCTGTATTTCATAGGGATTATTCTTATACCCATATTTCAATTGATAGTGGTTATACCAACGAAATGTTTGTTGTGCATGTGTCCATTCGTGCAATAAAGTTTTTTGGACTGATATCATTCGTTTACATTGTGACAAATTAATCCAAATAATTCCTTCCCAATCCCAATGTCCAGCTGATTCATTATTTATATCCCAATAAAATGCTATCCCAGTGCATTTACTTTCTCCTAATTTTTCGTGAGCCCAATTCCACAATTTATTACAATCGAACTTCATACCTCTTTTGTTTGTTACTCTCATAAATATATACAATTGTTTTTACTATACAAAGATACAAAAAATATCCGAGCTCACCAAATCTAATCCCCATAAGGGTTGCATCGATTAGAGGATATCTAACGTGGCACACGCTTTCATTGAATATTCTCTAACGTAATGGGGGCTTAGGTTGCATGGCTTCTAAATCTATCAAAATATATACAGAAAAATTTTGCCGTCTAACAAAGAATCCTTATATGCCTGCTTTCCTATCTAATATCTTTTGTCCTAAGTCTATCAATATTAAGAAAGTGTATAAATGTGGTAGAAAGTGTGTAAAAGTGGGAACGTGATGGACATCCATTTTTTAACCTCTATTCCTATCAATATTCACTACCCTATTGGACCGGCTTGAATAAGGGGTCTTTTTGGAGTGAATAAACATCCGTGTAAAAATATTGTAAGTGGCTTGTTAGGATACCTCTATAAGGGATTCTAAGGAGCATTAAAAAGGAGTGCGGACCGAACCCACACTCCCATTCATTTCACCATCCCAGCTCCTTAAACGGATTGGATTTCTTTTGTATCGAAGTTATAAATCCAATGCCCTACGGGTTCGGTTTGTACATCATCCATAATAAAAAACTCGTATTCCGGCTCGGGGTTAAAGATTCCGTTTTGATGATATGAAGGGTATCCCCATTCTACTAACTTAGGATGTATTGTATTCCTTATAGCATCTACATCTCTAAAATTTGTAGGGAAACTATCTAAGATTCCTTTTAAGTTTTCATTTGTTATCATATACTTTTATTTTTGTTTTGTGTTATCCTTATCTATCTTATAGTATATCCATACCTTACCCACTATATAAAGTATTAGTACTATACATGCCATTCCAAAATCCCATAGTAGGTTAGTCCTTTCCATTGAATCCGTTTTTATTATTCCATTCCTTTTGTATCCTCTTATCCTTTATATATCCTATTAGGTTCTTTACTACCTTATATACGATAGATAGGCTGAATACTCCCATACATACTATTACTACTATACCTATTCCCTTATACATTTAGCTGATTTTAATTCCTTTTAGTTTTTCTATTATCTTTTGTATTATGAGTGTCCAACTTCGTTTTGATTCCGTTGGATGGACTACTTCGGTGAACGATTTGATATATTTTGACATCTTTGTATTCGTTTTAGAATTACCCTATCATTTTATCTTTTTGTTCCTTTCTTTTTTGTATCCATTCCCTAACCCATATACTAATTGCGTATCCGCTTCCTATAAAAAATATACAAGCCCATCCCATTGGCTCATTCATAAAAAACGTAGTTACATCCTTCAATTCCATTTTATAAACTATTTCGTTTTGTTGCTTTAGCGTAGAAATGAAATTATAGTGAATTTCGTTTCGTTATACTTGCTACCTTATATATCCCCTCTATTTTTCCTAACATAACTCTCCAATCCTCTATTATAACCTCTACATTACCCGATTGTGTGATATGAGCTTGATGAAATTGTTCTCTTAACTCTTTCACCGTCTTATATTCACCACTTTTAATCAATTCCTTTATTTCCTCTTTATTCATACCAAACCTTTTTACTTTAATAGCTGTTTAGGCTGGCTGTAACTCAAGCCACCATTGGATTAGCTCGTTATGAGTGGCTATTTTCTACATAATAAATACTATCAAGAAAAAATTCCCCTTCGACCCGATTGAACGATTGAGGATATAATACAAGGCTGAGGATATTATTTATATTATTTATTATCTTTGTTGTCCGAGCTTATACCTATTATAGCCAATATACATATTATTAGGTATATCCACTCGCATACCATTGTTAATACTTTCATACTATATTATTTATATATTTCATCTAAGCTTTCCAAAATATTATCTTTATACTTATCCAAAAAATCATCACAATTATCATAATGCCATTCATTCAATTGATATCTTAATATTCTATCATGCAATGCACCATTATCCGAAAAATCCATCGGCATTAAATTTTTATAGTAATTCAATCTATAAATGTCATCCTCTGTCTCTGCGTATATTTTTGGTATTATGTGTTGTAATGCCCACTTACCCTTACCATGCCCATGATTATCCCAAGTCATCCAAGGTTCAAACATACTTTCAATATAATCCCTAAATTCATTCCATTCAATCCCTAATATATCCTTTGTTCTTTTTGTTTTTGGATTTCCCTTCAATGCCGAATGTACATACGTTTTAACCAATGCGTGCAATTTAACCATTGGATTTGTATGATAATTTAATTTACTTTGTATTCTACCTGCTTCGTAATATATATCCCTTCTATATGTTAAAGCACATTCAATACAAATGTATGCACTTCTAAAATCATTCTCATGTTGCTCTGTCTTACACTTTCTACACCATTTGTGATTTTCTTTTGTTGGATATGGGCATATATTAGCAGACATGTATTCAAAGTAACTTATAGTATCTAATTTTATTTTTAGCTCTTCTGTCAAATATATACTACCCGGTCCATTTCGTAACCAATTATACTCATATGCCACCGGAGTTCCCGTCCAATTATTATAATTTTTGTAATCAGTACTTTCAACAAAGTCCGAAACCAATTTTACACGTTTCAACCATAAAGATTCTTTATCTAATTGTTTTTGCTTTTCTATTTTTTTTAATTCTAATTCCTTTTGTATCTTTTTTTCCGTTTCTAATTTAATATACCTACATTGTGTACACTCTTGCTCTTTTAATAAAGATGCCACCTTTCTTTTTAGTATATGTCCATTCGTACACTCATACTCTATTTTTAAACAATTTTCAGTATTATAATATTTTCTAATTATTTTTTTAATGTATGGTAGTTTTTCAACATCAATTAATTTTTGAGTATCCGTTTCAGCTTTTTTGTTTTTAATTGTATTAATATGTTCTTCTAATGATAACATCCAGTTTGGTCTACCACAATATTTTAAAATCCAATGTCTTGTTTTTTTGTATTGTTTTTTATTCAAATCCAATTTGTATAACTCATCTAAGGATGAAACTTCGTTTATAAGAACTTTATAATATTCAATCATTTCATTATGAATTGACTCTTTTATCTTATTTTTATTTGAAATATATTCAGCTCTTTTTACAGCTCTTCTTTTTAATAGGTTTGTATGAGCACATTTATCTGAACAAAATTGTCTACCTTTTGAATTTGGATTTCCACACTCTTTACAATTTGGATTTTTTCTAGCCTTTGATGATTTTTTTGCTTTATTTAATTCTAATTGTTTTTCATGTTTACATTTATCACAAAATTTTCTAGTGCCAACAAACGCAGGGTCAGTTATTATTCTACCATTTTCCCATATCAAAGTTGCTGTTAGTTTTTCTTTACATCTTTGACATTCTACATAAGCCCTATCCCCTACCTTTAATACGGGATGTGTTATTACTTTGTAACTTTGATTTGTCATACAATTACATATTTTTCTTTTATATAAATTAATTGGTCTCTCATTTTATCCAATGTATCAATTGTTTTAATCCTTACAAATTCTGTCATTGCTCCTTTTTTATAACCTATAAACATTCGATATAAAGGATACCTATTATGTATATTGTTTACTACCTGCCTATCTAATTCTATATTACTATTGTCCGATAACCAAATTGAATAAGCATCACCTATTTCAGCTATTCCAATAACCGTCAGGCCATCCTTTAATACCAATCCTTCCAGCTTCTTATAGTTTTGTATTGTTAGCATTTCATTAAATATTTTATTCTATCCCTTACAATATGTGGCGTTTTCAAATCTTTTAGGGTTAGGTAGTCCGATTTGTTATTTAATTTTAATCGATATTTCCCTTTAGCAGTTCCTATCCTATTCAATTGGGCTATTATTACATTTGAATTACTTATATTCTTTAAGTGAAAAAAATATACATCAGGTGTACCAATTACAAATTCGACACGATACCGCCTACCAACATATTTTTTATTAATCTTTTGTATGTTCTCTATTATGAGCATATCATTCCCGTTTGTATATGTAATTCTAATATAAAATTCTTTAATGTCAAATTTGATAACTTTACATAAACATCTTGTTGCAGGTTTTCTGATGTCATTACATATCCCCTTCTATTCAATAAAGCCCTATGTAATTTATATACAATAACATCCTTTATACTTGCCACATTGTTTTCTAATAAAGGAAACACTCCAAATGTATAATGTAAACCTTCATTCTTAGCTATACCAATTATGAATTTTTGTCCACTACTTAATTTGAACTCTTGTCCTTCTATATTTGTAAAGTTTTTTATTGTTAGCATAATTATTCAATTGACATTACTCTTTCAATACAATATATAAAAGTGTTCTTATCTTTTATTTGCTCATAACTTAATAACATACATTTTCTATCAGTATCCTCATCCCACAATATATACCCATCATAGCCAGATGCAAACCTAGTTTTAAATCTATTCAATACTAATCGAATATCGCTATGTGTTTTATTTACATGTCTTATATGTAAATGATATTGCTCGTTACCCTGTTGAGTCCACATCCATATATTATATACATAATAGTTTCCTGTTGGTATTGTTAATCTTTGATTGATTAATGTATGTGTATTTTCTATTGTTAGCATATTATAGTGCATTTAAGTACATTTGTAATATTTCCATAAACTCAATTGGATTTTTCATTGCGGTTTTATATAAAAATGTAGATTTGCTTCCAAATTTTCTTAATTGATATAGTGTAGTTTCAGGTGCTATGTTATCGAATGGTGCTTTCTTTCTAGTAAGTAAAACTATAATTGGAGCATGTACTGTCCCAATATCTTTAATTACTATTCTATATTCGTTTGGTGATGTCAAAACATTCCCTATAACAAAAGTATATCCTTTTATTGTTATAGCTTTATGTATTAGTATTTCTATGTTTTGTATTGTTAGCATATATTAGTTTTTCCAATCACCACTCCTTAATAGGTTTGTTATATAATCCATTGATTGTAGCGTTGTCAAAAATACAGGAGCTGGATATTCCTTGCCTTTGTATATTACTTTTGTTGGCTGCCATACTAAACTACCATTATCTAATTCCAATTTATTCATATCATTTGTTTTATCCACATACTGCCTCTAACCAATATAAAGTACTACCAATACTCCTTAACTCTTCTGTGGATACATACCTTGCAGTTTGTGATGTATGTAATTTATAGTAATCTTTGTTTTCTACATTTCCACTATTTTTTGGGGTATCAATAATTCTGTCCAAATATATTGTTCTAAACATACTTCCGTGTTTTAAATAAAATTGATATTGCTTCCCACCATAATCAGTAGTTCCTATAATTTTCCAATCAAGTCTTTTTATAGTTACTACTTGCCCTTCTATATTTTTTATGTTTTCTATTGTTAGCATCCTTCAATTACTCTTAACATTGGTCCAATTAATGATTTCGGTTCTTTTAAATGATTTATGTCTATTAATCTACTCTTATTAGTTATTATGTTTTTCAATTCGTATATGTGCATATCATCCCATTTAGTAGCATGTGTTCTACTCAAATTGATTACAGCTTCCCTCAATAATCCGCCGGCAGGATGTGCTTCAATACATCTAAATACAAATTGATACAAATCACTAGCCGTTTGTATATTACTTAATTCCCATTTTTCACCAGCTACTCTTAATGATTTTGCTAATGGACTTATATTATTTATGTTTTCTATTGTTAGCATATTATTTTTTTATATAACAATTCTCTAATTGTCCACCTAACATACCAGGAAACATTTTCAAATCTAATAAACCTTTTGTTAGTGTTACATAATTAGTATTTTGGTCATTATACATTCGCCATTCATTTTCTGTATCAATTGTGTATCTTAATAACTTAAACAATACCCACTTCGGATGCTTTAAAAAAGGTATAAGGCCATAATTATATTTTACTCTAATAATATAATCATTCCTTCGTTCCTCTATACCCATAACTACCCATCTTGCTTTCGTAGTGTGTAAGGGCGTTCCGTCTAGCTTTTGTATGTTCTCTATTTTTAACATGGCATTATACTTCTTAATGTGTTCAACATTTTATCCCTAGTCTTAATAGACTTTTTATCCAATGTAGCCCTAATCGATGCTGAACCCCTATCACTCATAGAAGTAGTAGCATACCCATCTTTGTCTATTCTACTCAATTCTATAATTACCCACTCATCATCAAATATACCAAGCTTTCTATTTACTAATATTTGATATGCTGTTTCAAATTCTTTTACATTTTGTACTGTCCAATGTTTTCGTTCCACTACATTGTTTACATCTGTTACGAATCCCTTACCAATCAATTTATCTATATTCTTTATTGTTAGCATACTATTCGTTTAACATTTTATCAATTAACTCTCCTATCATATAAGGCTCTATTTGATGTAAACTTACCCATCTATTTATTTTACTTTGCTCAAAATCTTTATACAATCTATAAACAGGTTCGTTTCTACCACTTACATATGTACTCTCTCTATTCAAATAAAATGTTGTAACCATACTGCCTATAAGAACTGAAAATGCATATAAATATTCTAATTCAGTTACCGCACCTATACGCCAATTGTTAATAGATGAACCTACATTTACTATCGTATCTATATTTTTTATTGTTAGCATATTATGTATTTAGCTCTTGTTCGATTACTTCTAATAAGTTTGTAATATCTTTTAACCTTTCAAAATCAAAATATCGGTAGTTATTAGTATTAGTATGTTTAAAATAATATACATTGTTTCTTCCACTTATACCTTGTAATATTCTACCCAATAAAAATATATTAGTTACATTAACAGCTGAATGTATGGATGGCCTACTTACTACAAACATATATTCTGGTATCAGTGCATTATTATTCGTTTCCATAACATTATCAATTTTCCAATTATATACATTGCTATAATTTAATTGTGTTATTTTTTCTATGTTCTTTATTGTCAACATTATAATATAAATTCTATTGCGTGGATTAACTTACCCATCGTATCCATTAAACTAATATCCAAATACAAAGTACGACCGTGTGTATATGGACTCTGATAGATTTCATATTTACCGTCCATCTGCTCCCTATTCAAAACTATCATTGTAGTTGCGGATACTTTTTTATGTTGATTAAATGTCATTGGGTCATAAAGGGTATTAAACTTAGCCAAATTTATTTCATATGCAGCAAATCCTCTTTCATTATTTTCATTAACATCAACGACTTCCCAGCTACGCTCCCAATGTGGCTGTGTAAATTGATGTCCAATTAATTTATCTATATTCTTTATTGTTAGCATAATTTATATTTCGTGCATACATTCTATAATTTCCTCAATACTACTTAATCTATCTTTGCTTATCCACAATGTATTTCCGTTATATTCCATTATATATCTTTTATCAGATGTCTGCCTTCTATGTAAAAGTATTGTTTCGATTTGTGACATTTCTTTATTACCTAATGTAAACTCATAATGGGTTTCCCACTCTTTAACTCCAATTACTTTTAACCACTCACTATAATCATGTCCTTTAATCTTATCAATGTTTTCAATTGTTAAGAACATTTGTTTTCTTTTTTCGTTCTCTTGCTTTATATACTCATCTAATACTCTTTGTGCTTGCTCTAATGCTATATCTTTTATTTGTTGAGCATCTAACATAGCTTGTGTATATACAGATTGAGGCGTTCCAGCAATATTTTGTATCTTTTGTAACATTTGTTGTGTTGTCATCGTTGGTGGTGTTGGTATATGTGCCATATTATAAAAAATATTCTAAATAGTTTGTAAAGACATTAATACTTTGAATGGATGGTTTTACTAAGTACATATGTTCAGTACCACATTCTAATTTATATTGAAAGCCCGTTTGATTAGTTTCATAATGTTTGCTCAATACTATTTTTCTATCCCATCCATACTCTGCTTCCTCTACAAAAATTACATAGTGTCTCAAATGTTCTATGATTGTTGTTACCTTCCATTTAGTTGCTCCTTCAGGTCCAGCACCATACAATTCAGTACCTACTAATTTTCTATAATTTATTATTTTTAATCCCATATTAATATTTTGGTAATACATTTTCTAATTGTTTAATAAATTTATCAATTGTATCTATATCTTTATTATATCCCTGCCATACCGCTTCGGGTGTTGATAATTGATAAGTATGCTGATTCAATCTTAATGTAACTTCCTTTTCAATTGTACGAGTCATATTATAGTACTTCTGATTAGGTGAACTCTTAACAGGAGCTTCAGTTCTCATTTTATAAGTGTATGAGATATCATTCCCATACATAGTTAGATTTAAGTCTGTTACATACCAAAGGTCACCATTGGACGGTATCCATTGATTCAATAACTTATCAGGGTTTTTTATTATCATAAATATTATTGTCTCTTATGTAGTTTATTAATTGCAAAACACTTCTTGCTTCAATAGATGCTTCACTCAAAGGTCTTTCTCTATTGTTTTGTAGTTTTGCGTTTGCCTGTTTTTCAATTGTATCAATAAATTCTTTTGATATCAATATGTAGTCTTCGTTATTCATTATTTATTCTTTTTATGTATATCCCACAAATACCAAATGTATGCTAACATAATAACACATACATAAAATATAGTTTGCTTAGTGTACATTAATTTTCAATTACAATATATTTTAATCCGTTTACTTCCTCAACTCTACTAACTTTTTTACTTATTTCATCCGCACGATTCATATCTTTATGTGCTATCCATAACATAGTTTGAACCATATATACAATTGGTGCCATAGGTTAATTATTTATACAAAGATACGAAATTTATCCGATTTTACCAAATAAAAAAGGAGCGTTTAACTGCTCCTTTTATTCGATTTTTCTAAACATATTGCACATATACCATCCTCATTGAGTTTAGTTCCGTGCGTTGGGCAAATATCTTTATCCTTCTTCAATGTCATCAAAGTTTTGATTGTGATGTAGAATGTGATTTAACATATTAACTGCTATATGCAATCCATGTGATTCACCTTTCTTAAAGTTACGATATTCAGCCACCTTAGTAGCATCTACGAATCCTGCTTTAAGAGCATCTGCTAATCCGTGCTCAGCTTCGTAATCACACTTCTCAGCCATTTCAACTAAGTGTACGATTCCTAATTCAATTTCCTTTTCAGTAATTGTGTTTTGTTGTTCTACAATTGGAGTAGTTAGAACGATTGGTTCATTTACTATCTTTGTAGGTTTCTTTGCTGCAGAAACTTTGATAGCTTGTTTTGTTTTTGCCATTTCTTTTCTTTTTTTAATTTGATGCAGAATAATATCTAATGCAATTATAAATATTGCAATTCCTGCTACGATGTATATAATAGTTTGTTGCATACTAATCCATTTTTTCAAATAGGTCATCGAATAAACCTTCCTCAACTCTTTTACCAAATGCTAATCCCAATAATTCAGTTTGAAGTTCTTGAAAATGCTTTTGTCTTTCAACTTCAGCTTTGAATTTATCCGGCGTTAATTCACTCAACTCAACAATATCAAAATGCTGTGTTGGTATTGTAAACACTTGGTATCCACTATTTGTTTTACGAATAGTAATTCCATCCTCAATCCATTCTTTAAGATTTTCCATACTTTTGTTTTATTCTTTTTAAGAAATCAATTTCATCAATAAGTTTATCGTGTTTTTCATTTAATACATCTTCCATATTAGAATGCAAATCCAAAATAATAGAATTATCTTTCATAGAATCATAGGATTTTATAAATAAATTTTCATCTAAAATACCGTTACCATATCCAACGAGTCTCCAACCTGATGTAGAAAATACACTTTCTTTTTTTCTATTAAAATTTAAACTTTCTTTTAAACCACTAATAGTACTAATTAGTTTTTTACTCATATATTTTTCATCACGATATCTATTCCAAAATTCTGTATCGGTTCTTTTTGTAATGTAGTGATATTGTAAAAAATCAACAATATCATCATTCAGTTCTCCCAATGCCCAATTGTATTGACCCATATTATAAGGGTCTTTAAAATCAATATCAAATTTAGTTAATACTAATAATCCAATAATTACCATACCAATAGCAGTTGCTTCCAATGGTTCAACAAATCCGGTACTCAATCCAACACCAATACAATTATTAATCCAATTGCTTTTATATCTACCAGGTTCAAAAGATATGGTTCGATTGCATTCAATTTCATGTCCTAATAAATTCTCAACTTCTTTTTTAGCTTCATCCGAATTTATATAATTGTTATCAAACACATAACCACATCCCCATCTACTTTGTAAAGGTATTTGCCATAACCAACCATATTTCATAGCTATAGCCTTTGTGTATGTTGCAATATCAGTTTTGGATTGAGGTAATTGAAATGGTAATGCAGAATTAACTGTTAATCTATCTTTATATGATATCCATTCTGTATTATATAATTTACCAATAATTAATCTTTTGAATCCGCTACAATCAAATACGAAATGGATATTTTCTACTTTTGTTTCATTTTCTAGCTCTATTGTTTTAATATCACCAAATCTATTTTGTACAAAATTAGTAATCACCCCTTCAATTCTTTTTACACCTCTACTTTCTGCAATTTTTTTAAAATAACTTGCTACTAAGTGGGCATCAAAATGAAATGAAAAATTGACCATTTGAGTATTATTTAATGAAATAGCAGATTTATTGTTATATGCCATATATTTAGATGCAATCTTATCATTTAAATCATATCCATTTTTCATCAAAAACCCCCAATATTCACTATCACATATAGGTACATTATCTGGATTAGTTGAAAAGAAATCGTGAATATATTTTTTACCGTTACCATCCCAATTTTCAAAACTAACTCCTAATTTATGTGTTGCATTTGTTTCAACCATAAATTCATTATAATCTATTTTAACAAATTGTAAAAAGTCCATCAATCTAGGAATACTACCTTCACCAGCACCCAATATACCAATATCTTCACTTTCAATTAAAGTTATATCAGCGCTACCATCATTATATAAATGCTGTGCCCATAATGCTGACATCCATCCAGCTGTTCCACCACCTACTATAACAATTTGTTTTTTCATTAATCTATGATTGTAATTTCATTAATTGTATCCCCAGCTTTAATAGCATCTAATACATCAAACCCTTCAGTCAATTTACCGAAGCAAGTGTGATTACCATCTAAGTGCTGCGTACCAACTCTATTGTGGCAAATAAAGAATTGAGAACCACCAGTATTTCGGCCGGCATGTGCCATACTCAATACACCTCTATCGTGATATTGCTTTGGTGCCGATACCTCACATTGAATTGTATAACCCGGTCCACCCGTACCATTTTTATTAGGGCAGCCACCTTGCACCACAAAATTTGGTATAACTCTATGGAAATTTAATCCATTGTAAAATCCCTCACCAATTAATTTTTTAAAGTTATTAACTGTGATTGGCGTTTCGTTATCGTATAGCTCTGCTATCATAACTCCTTTTGCTGTATCTATCTTTACTTTACTCATTATACTTTTGGTTTTTTAGTGTACTTTCTTTTTGGTTTTGGTGCTGGGATTTCTCTAACTCCTGCTGCCCAATCCTTTTTAGGTATCATATGTAATCCAGTACAAAAGCCTGTTTCACTTCTACCACATCCACACTTCTTTTGTTCAGGCTCATTATACAATCCTTTATTAGTAATATCTTTTACAATAGCTGATGTATTAATTCCCGTAACAATTGCATTCATTTCATTCAATTCGTTTTCCAAAGTAGTTTTAATTGATTGAGGTAAGTTAGCAGTATTTTCTTCCAACTTAGAAGCGATATCTTGCTTAGCTATTTCAGCCATCTTTTGTTTACCTTCCTTTGATACTCTACTTAGTGGAATTGATGCCAATGGGTCATTATCGTTTGGAAAATTCATATCAATCGTACCTATCTTTGTAGTTTTTACATTGATTGATTGGTCAGGTGCCGGAAACTCACTATTCTCAAATTCTTTTTTAAGTTCCTCTACAATTTTATCACCTTGAATATTATTCTTAAGTAAAATTTGACGTAACTCATCATTATCAGTTATAGGTTTAATACCTGCTAACTTTTGAAATTCGTCTTTGTCAAATCCATACATTTGTGTTGGTTTTTGTTTTTTGTTTTTTTGTTTATCGTATATTAGCTTACCAATAAATGCTAATATAGCAATGAATAATAACCATTCCATATATATTTGTTTTAGTGTTTAAATAATGCTTTGAATCCTTCGAATATAATACGGAATCCTAATGATAGAACAGCAATTATCATTGATGTAACTATTAAGTAAGCCGTAACTTCTACTATTTTATTCCAATTTATTTTTTTCATATAAATTATTTAATAATCATTAATAATTCCTGCTCTCTAAATAAATAATAATCATCATCGCCCAACTTTACTTTTTGTGCAGTACCAACTTGAGGCATCATAACCTTATCACCAACTTTTACTTCCATTGGAATTTTTACTCCATCGTTTGTGTATATACCATTTCCAACTGAAACTACAATACCAATTTTCGTATCCGTTGCCGTAGCTGTTTCAGGAATAATAATACCACCTGCTGTTTTTGCCTGAGCTACATCTTCGGATTTAATCAATACTCTATCTGCTAATGGCTTTGCTAATTGAAATCCTTCTGTTTGTTTTACTTTACTCATTTAATATCCTTTTTGAATTATTATGTTTAGTCTCCATTTTAACCAACCTATTTGTAAACCATACGCAGGAGAAGTAACGCCGGTTTCTAAAAAATAATCTTCCGAATGCCAACATAGTACAAATGGTAGTATATAAAACTTACCGAATGTACTACTAAACCATATTTGCTTATCCCACTTTTGCATTTGGTTTCTTTTTTGGTTTTGGTTTTGATGTTTTCTTTTTATTTACATCGGATGCTATTAAAGCAGTTGTGGGTAGTTTTTCTTCGTTTGAAATCCAACACTCATCAAATCTAATAGCTTTACCTTCATCAACTAACTTAGCGTATTTATCCAAAGCCACTTTCTTAGATAATGTTCTAATCCAACCATTTTTCCAAGTACCAACATTTTCAGTTGAACCGCTCTCCTCACATATATCGAATGATTGCTTCTCAGCATCTCTAATCAATTGCCAATTAATCTTAGAAGTACCAGTTACATAAAATCGTAATCCACCCCACTTCTCTTTTAATTGTGTTACTTTCGTAATCCATGTACCATCAGCTTTATCATTGAATTTAATCTTTAAAATTAATTCATATAATAATTTATACCATCCATCACCAACTCCAAATTCATAGTTATATGGATTGGTTTGCTTAATGTATTTAATCTTACGAGTAAACTTTAAATGCTTATGTAAAAATGATAATACATTATTATACATAACTTCAATCTTAGTTTGTGGCTGTGCCTTATAAGACCAAGTAAACATTTCTGGATATAACTCTACCAGCTTAGTACTATTTTCCTTTGTCATCTTTTACTTTTTTCCTTTTACCCTTCAATTGCTTATCGGCAATAGTTTGCTCAGTTAATTGTTCACTAACTTCTGCTACAACTTCTACTTTCACTTCAGGTTTTTTAGTTGCTTTCCATTCGCTCTTAGGAATGAATTTCCAAGTTCCACTTTTTACTTTCTCATCAGCGTCTTGGTCAGATACTCTACGAATTTCATCTAAATCGTAAGTCTTTGTTTGTCTAATACATTTGATACACTTCATTGGTTAAGCCCTCCATGCTTTTTTAATTGTTATTTATTTTGTTTACCTATTGCTTTTGTTAAAGAATCAATTACATTTACTAAACGATTGATTTCAGCATCTTTAGCTTGTAATATTGCTGTACTACTATTATTGTTAAGAGCTTCTCTTAATGTTTCAACTTTAGCTTCCAACTTTGCTAACTCAATACCTAAATCCTCTTTCGTTTGATGGAAAGTATGTTCGTATTGTGCTAACTGTCTATGACATGCTTTTTCAACTTCAATCACTTCCAATTCTCTACTTAATTTATACTTTTGAATTTCACAATCAACATCTAACATTTTTCTGCTTTTGTATAATGCTAGTTCAGAAGCAATTCTTGATTTTTGTAATTCAATTTCTTTTTGTTCTTCTTCTGTTGTAAGAACTTTTTTTCCAAATAAACTCATATTATATTATTTTAAAAAGGGATTGTGTGGTAACTTAATTAATAAATTAATTAAAAGGTCAAAGAGTTTTGAGGGTATTGACGTTGCTAAACTTTGAACAGTTGAATATTTGAATTTTGATTGATGCTATCGCTACTATCATTATCATATATCTTATGAATGCGCCATAATTGTTAAAGTATCAACTAACTCAATAATTTCATTACTCACACTTTCCCAAATATTTTATTCCAATTCGGTTATAGCGTTATGGGTATCCAATTGGTCTTGCAATGCTTCACATTGTGATTCAATTGATTTAACCATATTATCCCTATCCGCAACATTTAATTCAACTTCTTTGATTATAGATTGTGAACTATATCTTTCGGATACTCTACCCTCATCAACCGGAATAGATTTGATTTGCTTAATTACATTTTTTAATTCCGATAAAGCAAATATTTGTGCGTACACTCCAGCATTTGCTTTATGTATTTTTGTTTTTAATTCAACCAACTCATTGGTTAATTCACTAGCTTTTGCTAATGCTTGCATTACTGAATAACGGCGTACATTTCCTTGCTCAATTGAGTTATGAGCTTTAGCAATTTCGTATTGCTCTTTGATTTGTCCAACCAATTTGTTTTTTTGTTTTAATGCCTGTTTAATGTTCATACTTTTATGATTTATGATTTTATTTTAACAAATATACGAATAATTTTTGAATCCACCAAATTTATTCAATATTATTTTCTAAGTAGTTTATTAGTTCTAGCTCCAATCCCTGATTTTCGATTACTTCCATTCCGTTATCATCAAATATATCGTATTGAATATAACCACTAGCGAAGTCTTCGAGAATTGTTATGGTGTATCCCTTTCCTTTGTACTTTACTTCGTAAGTTTTTTCCGTTTGTAATAGTGTGACCATTCTTTAATGATTTTTTATGTTTATGTGATACCTCTTTCCAATCATTAGCTTCGATATGTATTCGTGCTAATATATCTTTTAATTGAGATGAATAACTCCTTCCAACTTCTGAATAAATTCTATCTAAGTAGTGGTAGTATTCCTCTCTACTATGTGTTGGGTTAATATCTTCTGTAACACTTTGTAATAAATAATAATCCACAATACTCATATGCCAATTAGGATAATGTGCGTATCCATTAATAGAGCTATCCGAACAAGTTACTCTTGTGTGTGGATACTTCATACCAAATAGATTGTTATTCACTTTGAAGTTTTTGGATTTGAACCATCCACTCTCTAATATAGCCTGTGCTACTACAATATCTTTGTGTTTAAAAGGCAGTGCCCAAACATCCATTTGAATATTATGTAAGGTAACACTATCTTCGGGTGCTATTGTTGGCTCTTGTGCTTTTGTATTGCACGAAGTAAATAACAATAATGCGATTAATAGTTTTTTCATTTGTTTTATTTTAGTTTATTTTCATTGGATATTTATTCCACTCAACCTCAACCTCATCTTTAATTCCGTTTAAAGGTCTTTGTTGTTTACATTTTTTTAATAGTTCATAGGCTTCATCAAAGTTATCAAAGTATGGTACATTTTTACTATCGTAACCATCCTCACAAGCAACTCCAGTCCAATATCTAAATCCCAATAGGTTTACTTTTTTCTGAACTATGTAACTTGAAGTCTTTAACTTACCAACATCATAATAACTTCTTTTTATTATACGATATGGTCTATCCAATTCGTTTGTTGTGTACTTAATTAATCTTTGTATCCCTATTAATACAAATACGATTATTAATATTGTCATATTTTATATTTTAGTTATCAATATCTTTTTTAAATGGTTTGCTCCACTTTGGTTTAATCATTTTCCAAATAGTATCTTCGTATGATTTACCATCCCACATTGAGAACAATATAGAACGATATTCATTATCTTTGATTGCTAATGCAAATTCTTTTTTATCACCATTTGATTCACCTTTATAATATTCAAAATCAATAGAGCTTCTGAATTTAATATTTTCAAAATGTGCTTTCAATTCCAATACAGTCATTCTAACCCAATTATCAAACTCATCCGGTACTCTATCTAAGAACTCATTTAAGTTTCCATCGGTTCTCAATAATTCCCAAATATCAGTAGTTGAAAAGTTAGTTAATATTCTATGTAAACGAACATACTCATCACCTTTGATTTTCATTCTCATTCCTCTTTTGAAACGAACAACAAATCCTTCGGCATCATTTGAAATTATTCCTTTTAAAGTTTTGAAATCAGTTACTCCATCGTATTTTTTAACTACTTCAAATCCTTCACTTTCCATATTTTCAATACTACCTTCAATTCCAATTTCATTATTGTAAACTGCTAATACAACTAATTTCTCAGCTCCACCATAATCAACAACAATTCTATTTTCAGGGTATATGATTTCAAATAAGTAAGTGTAACCTGGTATCATTCCATACTTAGTATTTTCTTTACTCAATAACTCTTTACCTTTGATAGCTTGTTCGGATGTGAAAGAACCACGTGTTGCTATATGCCACTCATCATTATAGAAAAAGCATATACCCAAGCTACCATCCATTTTTTCAAATACTTCAAATGACTGATTTGGTATTGATTCGGGTGACAATTCCTCATAGTTAAAGAATTTTGGAAATGGTTTAGCAATTAAATTACCTTCGTTATCTAAAACTAATCCCCTACATTCTAAAGTAATCGGGTCCCACAATTTTTCGTACTGAACACCTCTGCTATAATTGTATATAGATAAAGGTAAAGTTGGGTGGTCTTGTTTAATCACCCAACCTTTCTCTACATACTGCTTAAGTAATTCAAATTTATCGTATTTCACTTCTTTATTTTTTTACAATATGTTTTTAATATTTCAATTTCACCATCCATATTTTCTACATGCCAATCATCTCTACCAAGAAATTCTCTTAAGTTTTTATAAGAACTCAATCCCATTTTTCTATGTGCAGGATGCGAATCTACAAACGCACCATCTAACATATTCCAATGTACTACCGATTTCCATGCAGTACGAGTCTCAATACCAATAAACAATTCAACGGTATCGCCGGCATATATTCTATTGCCATACGAATCGTTACATATCATTTTTCTCATAACTTATAATTTAATTGAGAATCGATTTTTCATTTCTTCTAACTTATCATCAGGCACTCCATGCTCATTTACACCACCATGTCTATTCTCTACAATTAAACAATAAACTGTATAACCATATGTTTTAGCTAATGTAAAATAAAAATCCAATTCCCATTCTTGCGTAAATGTATTTGATACTACAATTCTCGGAACAACTTTTTCCATCCAATTCTCAACTACATCGTGACACCAATTGTGTGCATGTTTTAATCTACTTGGTTCAAATTTATATTCACCAGTCAATTTATCAACAAAGAACATATCAGCCTCTACATATTGAGGTCCACTACCGGATGTTAATGATTTAGCTAATGTGCTTTTACCACTACCAGGTAAACCTCTTAATAAAAATAACTCTTTCATAACTTTTTATTTATAGTTTTCAACAATTTCGTGATGGTCTTTAACGAACAATGATTTTACAGGTCTATTTCTCATTATATGCAACACTTCGCTTAAACCAATTGGATATAACATATTACCATCCACACCAACATCCATCATTTTACCTTCTTGTATTCTGATGTTAGAATTGAAGTGAACATGTCCATGCAAATGGATAGCACCTTTAGCCATATTATTCCAACTTGCTATTGGAAAGTGCATTAATACAAAGTTAGCTTCACCCATCAATGGAGTTCCAACATTCCACTTTACATTCAATTCAACATATTTGTTTACTGAACTAAAAAGTGATTGGCAATTATCTCTATTGTTTTCAATGTGATGGTCGTGATTACCAGTTACGATATGTACATTCTTACATATAATTTGGTCTCTAAACTTTTGTATTTGTTCAAAGCCACCAAACGACCAATCCCCTAAATGAATTAAGATATCATCTTGCTTTACAACTTCATTAATGTTACCAACTAAATGTGAGTTCATATACTCTAATGATTTAAACTCCCTAATTGTTGTGGGGTTATTCCATTTTGTTGTTGAACTACAAATGTTAGCATGATTATAATGCGTATCTGATGTGAACCATAACTTCTGTCCTTTATTTAATATCAATTTCATTCTCTAAACTTTTAGGGTAATATAATAATGTTGGGTTCTTCTTTTGTAAATCAATTTCAGGAAATTGTTCTTCAAATACTTTTGTGTTAAACTTAGTAGTAATCAAATGATAACCATTCTTTGTTGGTAACACTGCTTCAACCTTTGGACCAATAGGTTCAATCTGTCCTAATGCTCCCATAATCTTAGCCAATTCAAATCCATTGTTAGTATCAATATCAACTATCCAACGCTTCTCATTTGTTTTTAATTGTCCAACAACTGAATCGAATAAGTTCTTTTGATTATGTTGTCCATCTTTAATTCTTTGTGCTAAAGCCAATAACATATCCAATGATACATCTTTATGCGATTGCTTTTGAATATGAATATAAGCTCTTGCTTTGAATAACTCACACAATTGAATAATCTCATCATATCGTTTTTCCAAATACTCAATACTATCAATAGAATAAGTTTTAATAGTTCTTACTGATTGATGGTTATCCCTTTCACCTTCGGGCTGGTCCTTCTTTCTTTTAAGGACGTATAACATATAAAAGTCACCATCATCGGTAAAATTTAATAATTTTTTAATTTGTGCAATATTGTCAATCATACTCTAAGGTATTAAATGTCTAATAATAATTGTTAATGATATACAAATCCATATTGTATTGAAAGCAATCAATGTAGGTAAGTCCTTTCTCATTGATGCCCAAATTAATAACGAAGATGTAAGTAGTGTTAAGAAATGAAAATACCATAACTCAATACCAAATACTAAACCAGGAATGATAATGATTGCTTTAGCAAACCATGCAAAAAATTCAATCACATTATAATCTGTCCAATAGTTTTTCACTAAGAACATTTTATATCTTTTGAATATTTTCTTAACTCCAATTCCTAAATATAAAGCAGTTAGGAATACTGCGTATGTTATTATGTATTTCATTATATATCGTATTCTGTTTCGTAATTTCCTATTCTGGTTTTTACCCACTCGGTAAATGAATTAATTGTTTTCATAGTTCCTTTGGCATATATTCCTTTATGTAGTGTATCAATCCAATTAGTACCTTTACCATTTCCAGCTCTTTTTATTTCATAGGTTTCATTTTCCCAATCTATAATAAATGCTAAAACATAATTGGTATCATCGGGCTGACGGAATACCCACAATTCAGGACTTATACCATCCGTTGAAAACTTATATTCATAACCCGATGGGGTTTTGAATCTTTTATCATCTATCTTTCTAAAGTTTTCTGGCTTATTCATACGAACTGCGGTCTATGTTTATAACAAATGGGAAACGAGGAATACCATCCGGCGTTAAATTAAAATACTTAATCGTTGCTTGCTTACCTATTAGTTTCTTTTTACTTTTAAGCATCTCAGCCGTTTCTTCCCATGTCCCTTTTACATTTGATTTGAAAGGTTTACCATCTGCTGTTTCAAATACCATATACCCAGCAGTTCCAGTTCTATTACCCTCACCCTCACAAATATCTTTAATGGTATATTCCTCATCAATGAATGATTTATGTTTCAATAGGGATTTACTTCTCTTATTCTCATACTTAGCATCTAATCTTAGTATCTGTCCTTCGTAACCTTCATTCACATACTCACCATATAATTCCATCACCTCATCTTCGTTCTCACAAATTTGAGTTGGAACTAATACACAATGCTTTTCAAATGATTCCAACGATTCATCAAACAATTCATCCAATTCAAAACCTCTATGATTAAATGTTTTGTTTGAGCTTGGTAAATCATAAATCCAATACTGAATATTCTTTTGTGATTCTAATAAGTCATCTTCGGTTGGTTTAGTTTTCTTCACTAAGGATACAATACTATTGAAATCATTAGCGAACTTATCAGCATATAACTCACCATCCAATATCAAATCAGGATATGATTCAAACACATCATTCAAACTACGTCTAATATGTGGTGCTGAAATAATTGGTTTACCATTTCTACTAAACATACCGTCCTTAGTTACGATACAACGAATACCATCTAATTTAGGTTGTGAAAATATTGGGTATTCAATTTTATCTTTATAGTCTTCCCACTTTGCTGCTAACATTGGTTCAAAGTATTGTTTCTCATCAATGTTATGAATACTCTCAAAGTAGCCACTCTCTAACTTTTTAGTTCTCTTAGCGATTGCTTCTTTAAGAGCCTGTTCGTTATCAGTAGTACCATTTGCTTTACCACTATTCTTACCGTATACTACAGTCCATGCATTTGTAGTAATCTGGCCACCAACTTGTCCACTATGAGTTCGGTATCTATTATCCGATACTTCGATTGTCCACTCTTGGGTTGCCCCTGTCTTTGTTTTTTTGTAAATTGTTTCTAACTTCATATCTTTATTTTTTAACATTTTTCTAATAATTCTAAACATTCGTTCATCCATAATGCTGTGCTTGAAGCGCTAGTCAAATTGGGATAAGAAACAGTAACACTGGTAAGTTGTCTCCAACCCATAACAAACATTTCATATCTACCATTTTTTTGTTCTCTAGTTAAGTAAACTTCAACTTTCTTACCTTTGTAATCATCTTTGAATACAAATACATAATGATATCCAGATACTATCATATTGTTATGTTGTCTAAATCCAACTATTCTATTACCATTACACATCATTCCAATTATCACACCTATATTATCTATTTTTAACATATTAATTATTTTAATGCCTGATTAACTAAGGTTACTACATAGGTTTTAAAAAATTCAATATTCTTAAAGTGAACTGAACTCACGTACTTATCCATAAACACAGATGATTGATGACCTCTTTTATATACAGCTGCTATGTTATGCTGGTTCTTATGGTCAGCGAATATAGCTATTTGGTAAGTATTTTTGAAATAATTGCTATACATATCCAACGAATGTATTTCAAAATAATATAACAATTCAACATCACCATTTGTTTTAATTATATTAGCTTTCTCAATTGTATATATCCTACCATCCGAAGGATATATTGTTTCACCATATACTTTATCAAAATTTTGTATTTCTTTTATCATAACTTAGTTTTTTATAACTGGAAAACATTTAGTATATTGTGATGCCAAACCTCTAGCTGCCGTAGCGAACCTACCATAACTTTGTACTGAACTGGAATGTGTACCAATACTATCCCAACTACTTTCCCATTTATCAGGCAAAACACCATCTCTAATTTTAATACTACAAATTGCTGTTGGACTAAAACTAATTACATCTTTACGATTCACCTTACGGAAAATGTTTTTACGATTTTCTCTATCAACTTCTATAAAGGTAATTGAACGAGCTTTAACACTACATACTTTTAATTCTTTAGCGTTATGCTTACCATTTTTAGATACATTAACCTCAACAATTAAACCTCTACAAAACGATTCCGGTAATTGAACTGCTTTCATATTTTTTAACTTTTATTACATAGTAAAGATACGAAAAACACCCGAAACTACCAAATGTTTTTTTGGTTGTAACGGGTTGATTTTCAACGAGTTATGAGGCTTTTATAAGTGACTGATTATCAATGAGTTATAGCCATTGATTCTATTGAATTGTATTACGGATTCTTGCTTTATACTGAACAAATGATGATTTTATTTCATCTGTTACACCATTATTAAAGTTATTATCACAATCTAATATTTCAATTACCTGCGAGCGAAATCCCGAAGGTCTTATTTCATCTATCTTATCTCTAATTCTAAAGTTTTCATTCCATATATTTGTACCATCCACTAATCTACCATTATCAGTAATACGACCGGTATCATGCTCTCTAACATAAGTAAGTATTTTTTTGATTGATGAATGTCTTAATCCCAAATAATCCAAACTTCCAAAAAATTCCAAATCATCAATGTACTTAGATGTCATTGTAATTTTATCTTTAACTCTCTTAACAGAAGATGTTCTCATTATATATGGATGATATATACACATTATGTTTGATTTAGCACAATGTACTAATGATGTCCAATCATGCGGAGTCTTATAAAAATTATCAGTCCAACTCCAAGGGTCTTTCCAAGGATGATTATTGGGTATTGTATATCCAGTCCATTCGCTTGTAGTTCTACCAGCTTCGTATGGATGCTGAGCTTGGAATATTCTTTTTATTTCATTTTGCTCTCCAAATATTGCAGCTGAACCATAACTAAATTCCAAATCAGGATTTTTTGTATATAGTGTTGATACAAATTCCAATGCATCTTCTGCTAAAATATCATCATCATCCAATCGTATCATCACATCACCTTTCGATAAGTCTGGAGCATATAACCAACTATTTTGAAACATCTCATAGGGCGTTTCAGTTGTAATATACATTACTCTCTTATCTTTATTTCTTTCCTTAAAGGTTTTATAAATATAAAAATTCTTATTAGAAGCACTATCATCAAATATTAATACTTCCCAATTAGTATGGGTTTGTAATTGAATTGATGCCAATGCTTCTTTTAAGAAATCAGGTCTATCGTATGTTCGTACTACTACTGTTACTTTCATCAATTATTCTTTAATCCAAAACTGCCACCATCTTTTTGCTGGAGCTGGTACACATTGTGAAAATGGGTTATCACCATAAGATACCGTTGATAGGTATTTTGCAGATAACATATTTAAAAATACTTCGTGGTATTCCGCTGGTATTGTATCAAAGTCTGCTTCAATTTTAATACTTAATTGATGTGCTCCACCATTAGGTACTACCAATGTTAATGTTTGATTTAATGTAACCAACTGCGAGCTTTTCATATTTAAGTTGTTCCCACCACCTAAATACAATTCAGTTTCTTTCTTTGCCATAACTTATTTTTTGTATCGTTTTTCTAATCTATCGTATGCTATTGCAGTTTCGTATGTGTGTGGTATATTAACAGCAGAACAACTCATAGGTTTACCACAATTTTTGTAGTAGTTATTAATATAACCCATCATATTAGCTGCTCCAATTGGATTAGCTGAATGTACATAGACTTGTGGTAACTCAATACCCTTATCAATACTTTCATTAACCAACCACTTAGCGCAATCATACCCAGTTTTTTCACTAATGTTATCATAATCAATTTTATAATTATCTTTAACATTATTAAAATACTCACGCATAGCAGTATCACCTAAATCGTGGTCTAATGAAATCACTTCGTAATTTTCTAAACCATTCAATCGGATATGCGATACAAATTCATCATAGTTTTTAACTAACTTCCACCTATCATCATTTGGTATTCTCACATCATCCAAATACAACCACAATTTTTTGTTCTCCATTATATAAAATTTAATTCTCTAGTTTCAAAATCATAATCAAAGGTTATTGGATTATTAACAGCCTCATATCTTAAGTTACAGCTACTACCATTAAAGGTATAGATATCACCCCATTCATCTTTATAAGGTATAGTTCCGTATCCGTATCCTTCGTGGATATGGCCTCCAAAATGTAAGTGAGGTTTTACTTCATGCAATCTATGATACAAATCTTGACAACCTACATTTTGATTTGTATTTTGTGCTCTATCATTGTAACCATAAATCGGAGTATGTGTGATAACGATATCAGTATCCATTGGTATTTTATTCCAACATTCTGCTATATCATGTCCTCTATCTTTATTGTAAGCCCAACCACGACCGAATGATGGTGAATAGGGCGAACCCCATATCTTTATGTTATCAAACTCAATAGTACTATTCTCTAAATAAAATGTATTGTTATCCAATCCACTTAACATATCAGTCAACCATTGTGGTCTACCTTCTGCTAAATCTAATGGGTCATACATCCTACCGTCAAAGTGTGCCAACTTATCAGCTAACATTGTTTCACTTTGAAAACTAATGTCGTGATTTCCAGCTATGAATATTTTGTATTGATAATCCTGCTTACTGAACCATTTTATAAATTGCTCTATCTCATGCTTCCTACCCAAAGATGAAATATCGCCACTATGGATTAATATATCTCCACCTGGCAATTTACCATTAAGCTGATTGTGTTTATTGTGGGTATCACTTATACCCGTAATCCTAAATTTCATAACCTTTATTAATTCATTCACAAATATACGAAAAAACTACGAAAGTACCAAATTAAAGTCTTTCGTAGTTCTCTCCGTATTTATTTTTCATATATTCGTAATAGCGATGTAGCTTATTACCATTGTAAAGAAAGTATGCGATATGAATATCAAACCACTTCTCTAATTTTACTATAACCTTTTTCATATATTTTTTTAAAAGAATAATGTCACTAAGTTATTATCATCAATCCCAATATTAATTTGATGTCCTAAGTTTAGGATTCTTTGAATAGGTTCTTGGTCTAAATCATTATCATTTAAAGTTACACCGTAACTTGCGTTAGATTCACTTACAGTTGTAATTTGAGAAAATGGAAATGTACCATTAGTATCTAATCTTTGTAAGACATAATTATGTGGTTCACCTTCTAAACCAGCATTTACAATTTGTGCTAAAATTTGCTCCATAAAATATTGTTTTTAAATAAGTATTAGTTTAGACAAATTCCTTTCAAAATTTCATCAGCCTCAGCTATCCTTTGCTTCTTCTCTTTAAGTTTATCAACCATACTCTTAGCTACCAATACTTGCTCCAATAAATGTGTTCTAAAATCGGTGATACCTTTTTTAGCTTCCACTTCCTCACAAAAGTTATCAATTGATTGATTTATTAAGTCAACCAAATGATTATCTTCTGGATTCATACAACTATCTAACATATTTAATAAAGATGCTGATATAGCTGCTTTTGTTTGATGCTCTACATTAGGAGATTCTAACACATTACAAAGTATTACTAACATAGTAAATCTTTGTGCATTTAAGTTTTGTATTTTACTTTCGGAACTCATATTACTTTTGTTTAGGAATTAATAATGATAAAAATGCAATTAAATAAAACTTAGGTACTTCAAATTGAGCTCTAACAAATAGATACAATTGAAATCCAGTTTCATATACTTCATCGTTACCTGCTTTCTTCATATTACTATTGACTGTATATACTATTGGAAAACTTAATAGTAACCACAACCCTATAAATGTTAATATACTCATGTTTATAAATATTGTTTACCAAGATGAATTGTAATAAAATCCTTCACCATCATCTTCCAATGCTTCCTCTAATATTTTAATAGTGTTTTTGATTTGTTCAAAATACCACTCATCATAACCAACACTACCAAAAAAGAAACCACTTGCAGATGGCAATAAATCCTCAGCCAATGAATTATCCGCATCCACTTTCTTACAAAGTTCTAACAATTCTTTTAACTTATCACCACTAACCCAATAATCACCACAATCATCCTCACCATTTTGAACATTGTCTACGAACCAACGATGAATTTGATTAGCCTTTCTCCAATATCCAACTTCTTCTTCGATATACTTTACTCTACTAGCTTTAATATTCTCAACAGGCTTTCCACCCTTAGTAATTACTACTTCGGTCCTTTCTTCGGGTTTCATAAAATCCCAATTTTTAACATAGGTTTTCTTACTTAAATACATGTCTAATCCCATAACTTTAATTTTTATTTTTGTTTATAATTTATTTATCTTTTAATCTTTTGAATACAGCGATAATTTCCGGCTTCTCTAATTTTTTTAAGAAAGCTTTCAATTTATCATCTAATAATTTTTTTTGTTTTTTAGTCATAACTTAAATTTTAAAGTTCTTCAATTACACCGAAACATTCGGCGATGAAAAACAAACATCCACCAATGAATACACTATTGTACATTAATGCTGCACAACCAAACATTCTAATACCTGATTTCAATACACTTATTCTAAAGTGTTTCTTTGAATTACTTTCTTTCATTTCCATAATTTTTACTTTTTATTTTTTATTTCTATAATATGTTTACAATCACGCCCTCTACCAAAACCATGCGCCGGACAACTACAAGTCCACACACCATCATCATTAACTACTTTGTATGAATTACCTTTACTACCTTTCACTTTATACTCTACCTTAGTATTAGTTTTAGCTTCCCAAGGTTTAGGCATACCATACTCAATTCTATCCCACATACTTTCCAACTCAGTCCATCCATAATATCTATCAACCTCAACCCAACCACTACTATCTTTACCAGTACACACAATCCACTTTTTGCCTGTAATTGGTGATTCAAAACAAAGTGGTGGTAAATGCGATTTTATTCTCATTGTATTATCTATATAAAGTTACAAAATGTCCGAAGTGTTTATCGAACGTGTTTACTAAATGCTCATAATCACCAGCCATCATTTCGGTTTGAATAGCTTTACCATCCAATCCTAATTGTTTAGCTAAATTACTAGCCGTACCAATCAATACGAAAGCGTTACCATCAGGTCCCGTCAAATCAATTGAAATTCCTAAACTTTTTTTTTTACTTTTTATCATAACTTAGTTTTATTATTTAATGTAAGAAGGTCCATAAACACCATATTGTGCAGTACCATCCATAATGTTACCTCTAGCGTGCTTAGCCGGAGCTTTCCACGTTGCGGCTTTTAACAAGTCACCTTTCTTAATAGGTTCACCTTTTAATACATCATCCACTCTACTAATAAAACCCCAACAACTACTACCATGCCAAATACGGATAAATTTATTACCAATCTCAACCACCACCGGCTGATATTGATTCGGCATATTTGCTTTCTCATAATAGGCTTTACGCTCACTATCTAATTTCTCAATAAATTTAGCTACAATAGGGTTACTTTCTAAGTACTTAATAGCTTTTACATCGGTTGTTCTCATAATTCTTAATTTTTATTATACCCAAAACTACAACTATTACTTGAAACTACCAAATTTTAAGGTAAAAATCTTTAAAAATTCTTTATTGATTATCAACACGTTAGCCGGATGTCCCAAAAACCCCACGTAACTCGTTGATAATCAATTTAATACATATTAGCCACTTTTTAGCCCTTTTTAGGGGGGTCTAATGGGTTTTAAGGTCAATACCTAACCCAACCCGAAAGGACTTAAAAAAAGGGGTCTATTCGAACCCCTTTCTATCATTCCAAACTTCATTTAGTTTATCCAATATTAGCTTATTATAACCTTCCAATCCAAAATACCCTAACACATATAAAATATCGTTATCTGTATATTTTAATTGTAAACTATCATTTATATTTTCGATATCCAATTCCTCTACAAATTCACTAAATTCTTTTGATTTATAATAATCTTCTACCAGCTTTTCGATATCCTCAATTTCAGCTTCGGTTGGTATATAGTTTTCATCCTCACCATACTTTGCCATTAGCTCAGTATATTCAAATGGGGATATACCAAACATATCTTCCATTTCCTGTTCCGATAAATTGTTCAATAGTTTTTCTTTTATCTTACTCATATTATATGTTTTCTTCTTTATAAAGTTTTTCCAATCTCTTAGGTAACTTATCGTAATTCATTCTAAAGTTAGCCGGCATTGCTGCTACTATTCTTTTATTAGTGTATGGAGTATTATTAGGTTTGCTCCACTTACGAGTTTGTTTCATCCAGTTATAGAATTGTAAGTAAGCATTAGCTCTCTTAGTGTATCTTTCAGTATCAATACTCAATCCCCACTCCTTAATCATTTTAACTGAACGCTTCTCATTATCCAATTCCAACCCAATGGATATTTCAAATGCTCTTTCTAATGTTTGAGGTCTTTTATACTTACCTTCCAACCACTCATCAATAACAGGTATTGCTTTACCTGCTACTTTCCATAAATGAAATCCATCTTGCCATTGTGTAAGGTGACAATATTCATGTACTAATATTTCTAATCCATCTTCCTTAGCCATTGAACAAGCTAAAATAGGTTGCTCACCATCATCAAAGTATCCACTACATCTAATAGTAGGTGATAACTTTACATACTTTACATTCTTAATATGATTCTTAACTCCCAATCTTTTACATTCATCCTTTACGTGTTGAATAAATGCTAAATCATTTTTTGTGTACTTCTTCATACTTAATTTTTTGTTACTTTACAAAGATACGAAATTAATTCGAATCCACCAAATTTTATTTAAACTCAACACCATGCCTTTCTTTGAACTTATCCTCTACTAACTTAGCTGCTTTATTGTAACCATTTTTGATTAACATTAAACGAGCTAATGTATCGGCTTCCCTTTCATCATTCTCATTCTTTTCTTCACTATGTCCTAATTTAAAATGTGCTACCTCATGCGCTTCAATCCATTTTAGAACATCCTTACTTAGTTTTTGCTCACCATCAATCAATACAATATAATCAGTAGGGACCATAAACCCAAAACCAAATTTATCAAAGATAGGTTTAACTACATCATATCGGTAATCTTCCTTACCAATTATATTGACCAACACATCATCATCAAACTCACTTCTAAATTGTTTAGTTTTCATATTGTTCAAATATCTTTTTATATTGTTTATTTAATGCTTTACAAACTCTTTTACTAACTCCTTTATTGAATCTACTATATTCCCAATTGGTACTTAAGTAAGCTTGTATCTCATCAGGTATCACAGCGGCTGTATAACCCATATCCAATAAGTTACCTTCAAACTTTAAGTAATCCTGCCATTCAATAGTTTCAGTAATCTCATCCACCAATGCTTTATACTCTTTGTTAGTTGCGTATAAACCATGACAAACTTCGTGGTCAAAAGTAGTATCTTCCAATGATGGTGCTCCAATAATGTAAGCGTTCATATTTCGTTTATTCTTTTTATTGAACATTTTACTTTCAATATTCCAAATAATATTCTTCATCACTTCATCATAAGGACTCTTCCAATTATCAGGCATTGAACGAACTCCATCATACATTTTCTTTGTATTCTTCTCACTACCTTCGTAGCACTCCCAAGCAGTTTTTAAAGGTATATTAAATCCACCCCAATCGTATGTATAAGTAAACACATCACCATGCTCTCTACTATACCATTCAATATAGTCCCAAACATTAAAGTGCTTACCTCTAAAATCTTCGTTAGGTGATTCATAGAACTCCTGTACTCTCATAAATAACATTGCTCTATGATAATGGTCTTTCACTATCACAGCGAATACATTCGGTCTAACTTCCTCTATCTTATAATCTACTTTCATTTGTTTTAATTTAAATATTCTTTTACTTCACGTATTAATACTACTATCATAATCCATATCCAAAATACAAATATCCCAATAATTGATATAGGTGGTATTAAAAATATAATTCTTGCCAATTTAGTATTAATCCAATACCAATCAGCGTCATCAAATAATGATTTCATACCCAATGCACAAATTGTGTTGAATATAAATGCGATTAAAAATATTCCTATCATATACTTTATTTTTAATACACAATGTGTATAGGTTCTTTAATCTTTACACGTCCACCATTCTTTTTACCCCAACCCTGATTAGGGTCATCCTCACTTCGGGTTGTTGGTATATTGCCCTCAAAGTACTTCTCTAAGATAACAGCGATACCATTACTATCATCGTTATCAAACATAAGGTCACATACATCGTACCAATCCATTTTCCATTCAAAAGAATTTTCAAATGTAGAATCGGTGAACACTCTACCATATGAATTATAATGACCTCTCATTTCCTCAATTACTTTACCATTCTTTAATAGATATAATCTACATGCATCGCCATCAAACGAAGATGATGCAACTGGTAATCCACTCTCTTTACAAATAAAACTGAAACATCCCATAATTTTTTATTTTAATTTTTTGATTAATTCGTTTGCTGTTTTTGCTGATAAATAAATTGATTCATCACGTTTTCCACCAAAGAACGCAACTTGAGTATTTCTATCAATAGCGTACCATAACTTTTGGTATTCATTATACCATAACACATAATTTGTTAGCATGTTTTTTATTTTTTAATTTGTTACAAAATCATATAAATCGTTTACTGAATAGATACCATCCTTACTACTCATAGTATCTATATCAGAAATTGTTTCAACATTACAACCTTCGTTTATCTCATCGTAGGTACAATTGATATTACAACTACCTTCAACACAATACCAGCGTTTACCACTACGTGTTTCATATACTAAAATAGTACCTCTATTTCGAGTACCGTAAAATCCATTTACTTCATACAAATTCATATTCTTATTTTTTATTGTTTATTAAATACCTTGCTCTCTACGAAGGTCATATTCTTCCTTATCGTATTCCGAATACTCAACCACTTTCAAGTAAGGTTTGAAATCAGTTTCATAATAACCATTGAGGTTAGCTAAGTTAATCATTGAATTGATAAACGATTGACGAGCAAAAGTCATATCAGATGAACCAAACCCCTGGTCTTCCGGCCAATCAGAATAATCTTCTCTTAATTCATCCAATGCCTCATATACGGCATCTAAATAAGTTATCACTCTACCAGTGTACTTACCCACAACTGGAAAAGCATTTTTAATAACATCGTAGCCCTCAATCAATGGAGCGGTTTCAAATACCCTAATTGGGTCAAACGGTAAACTCATATACTTAATTTTTATTTTTTTATTACAATTATTTATCACCCCATAATTTTTTACGAGCTTCTTCACTACGCAATTTTGCTTCAATTTCTTCAGCTTCCGAATCTTTAACTACGCAATTAGATGGATTAGCTACTTTAATTACATACTTAGCATTTGAATAATCTTTACCTTCTTTAGCTAAGTACCTTTGTGTTTTACGATTCTTATAAGGTATTCTCAAATTCTTTAAAATATGTGAGAAACTATTTGAACCCGTAATACTTCTATAATAAGATTGTATTTCACTATAACTTGCCGCACCTTTCTTATCAACAAAATCTAAGATAGCTTGAGAAGCATAGCCTGGCGTTTTTAACTTTCTTAAGTGGATACGATAATCATCAATAACAGAAGTTTCGTTTTGTTTCAATGTACAATAATCATCAAACTTTTTTAATTCTTCCGATGCTTTTATTACCCCAATACCATAATTCATAGCATCTTCATCAGCTTCTTCGTTACTTACATAATGCGAACTAACTTCTATTTCCTCATCAATAGCTTCTAAACCAATTCTATAATTCAATTCACACTGCAACTTATCTAACAAAGATACATTCAATTCCTTATCACACATCATACCTTTAGAGGCGGTAATACCTAACGAATAAATGAGTTCGTTAATCTCTTTAATACTTAAATTCATATTCTTAATTTTTATTTTAAATGTTATACCATAATTTATGTACATACTCATAACCAAATCCTAACTCATCAGCCAATTTTTGAAACAGGCGCTCTCTTATTATACTATCATACACATAAAGGTATTCATATACATCCCTACCAACAAACAATTCATTCAATAAACCTACAAATGTAGCTTTTGGGTTAATACCTTCACCCATATCATCGGTTGGGTAATTACTAATGTACCATTCTTTAACAGTTATCATATTACTTATTTTTATTTTTATTGTAAACAAATTGAAACACTTCAGCGAATCCACCACAACCACACCAATCATATTTATAAAAAGTCTTAGTACCAAAAGTAGGTGATGAAATTGTTTCGGCGTTTCCACCTAACTTAGATTCATTCATATCTTTTACCTTAAGGAAATTCTTATAGGCTGATAACATAGTTTTACATTTATACTTACTAGTCAACATTAAGTAAGCGATAGATGGATACTTTTTAAGGAAATTGGTACAATTTTCCTCATTCACCGAAAACACTAATTTATTCATATTTCTTAATTTTATATAGTAAAACTACGAATAATCCCCGAAACTGCCAAATTTGGCACAAAAATTCTTTATTGAGAATCAATGAGTTACATATATGTTTTTTTATAATATCCTAACGTGTTGATTATCAATAAAGAATTTTATCCATTTTAAGGGTATTTTTAACCGATTTTAGGGTGTCTACCTTATTTTGGGGTAAATACCCATTTTAGGGATAAAAAGGGGTAAAATACCCCTTATTTTCACTAATCAAACCATTGAGAACGATTAGTCTTAACATGCTTTACATATAGTTCGGGTTCTTTTACCTTAATACCTTTGGCAGCCTCCTTAATCTTTTGAGCTTTAGTAATTTCACCTTCCTTACCCAGCTTTTTGGCATCCCTCAATTGTTTAGTAGTCAGTTTACCACCATTGGCAACTGATGCGAATTTCTTAACGTGATATTGGTCTAATGGAACTGCTCCTTTCTTTAGGTATTCAGCTTTACTATCCAAATACTCAAAGAACTCATCTTCCGATAATCCTTTTAATTGTTCATCCGTTAATTCGTTTTGTGGATTATATTTCATATCTATTCATTTACAATTTCTGCTTCAGGTATTTCTATTACTAAATAGTGTGTATCTTCAGGTCCTCTTAATAACTTCTCACAATGATAAAAGTCACATAAGTCCTGCGCTGATACTTTATTTGAGAATAGGGCTTGAACTACTGAACTATCAGCTTTGAACTTTCGTTTCACTATCCAAACCGAACCATTAGCGTTAATAACTTCTATTTGCATACTTTTTTCCAATTTTGTTCCTCTACTTCATAAGCTTCTATTTCGTAGGGATGTGTTTTATATGTGTGTCCCATATCATAATATCTCTGCATCCAAGCGGGCGATTGTAAATAGTGAGAGTATTCATGCACTATTGTTCGGGCTAAATCTTCTTTACCTTTAATATTTTTAGTATAAATAATAATTTCGTTTTCTGCAAAATCATACTCACCTCTCCACAGGTTATCATAGCCTGTGGATTCGGGTGAATACTCTATTGATAGGTAAGGGGTGTGCTTCTGATACTTACTCTCTCCTAATAACTCTATAGTCTTCTCTAAAAATTGATATGCCTGTTTCTCTATTCTATCTCTAATCATTTTTTTATTTTTTTCTTTCATTTAAAGTCATTGCAAAACTTACATCGTATCTAAATTCTCCCTTATAAAAAGAATTTCCTTTTGTATGATGGTCCATAATTCTTACTAATTTATCTCTCATAGAATCAACATCTTTTGTTTGTATTGGATATGCCTCATACATACCTTTAAATTTATTCCAATCTCTACCATCATAACTACTTTCATCATATAAAGATTTATGATAGCCACGTAATTCTCTAAGTAATTTGTCTTCCAAATTAGCTCCCTTTGAATCAGCTTTCCAAACAGAACTAAATTCCCAATGAATAACATCACTTACAAATTTATACAATGGACATTGAATATTATTTCTATTCGTTTCAAATAAAGACCATGCTATCTCTCTATTTCGCATCCAAGGATTTGCTGACATTCCTACTTTGAATATGTGATGTCCACCTACATAAAAATCTAATAGATAAATTGCATGATTACCACCTTCAAAATTATTTGCCATTACTAGTCTTTTTTAATATTAACATTTGATTTAAATAATATACCACTTAAGATATTAATACCCACAGCTTCATATAAACTGATTTGTGGCGTACCAAATAAATGTGGTAATAAGGCATTCCATAATAACATTGTAGGAATTGCCAAAATCAATGCGGATAATATTAATAACCCAACTACTAATAGTAATGCTTCTATACTTTTCACTATGCTATAATTTTGTTTGTGATTTTTAAAATTGTTTCTTCTTCCTCTTTAGTTAATCTCCAACTATTACCAACTAACTTTAATACTTCCGTATCAAAATCCGTTTCAGGTTCTTTCGATGGAATAGCATGTTCAAGTTGTGTTGGTGCATAACCAGCTTCATAAAGTTCATCTGCTAATTCCTGTTTTTCATATCCCATCATACTATTTAGGATATCATCAATATCAAATTCAATACTTGCCATAATTTTTATTTTTTTTATTTTTTAAAATTCATACTCATTACAAAAACAATTTGCCTTACACATTACCAACAAATAAATGTTGTTTCTACAATCCATATCTGCTCTACTAAGTGCAAGATATAAGTTATTATCAACTACGGCCTGAACGAATCCACCACCTGCGTAAGAACTCTTATCTCTTGTACACATAATAGAAACCATAACATCCAAAATATGTTCACTTACATTTGTGAATCCATACTCAATAGCGAATTTAGTAGCTCGCTCTCTACATTTTTCTCTAATATCCATATACTTTAATTTTAATTGTGTTTCATTCCTCTACATACCCCATAACCACTTCGTTGTGATAATCTATACAAACGAGCGGCATCTTCAGCGGGCATAATTTGAATCTCATTACCTGTTTTATGGTTAGCGATAGCTACTCCACCTACTTTAGCTACCGTACTACAACTTACACAATTCGTATAACCATACTTTGTATATCGTAACTCCGGCATATCACCACCACATTTTTTACAACTTATCATTTTTAACTTCATAAAATTTGTTTTACTATTAATAAAAGAAACTATTCCATGCAATCCAATTAGGTATTTTGTATCTAACACCAACTAACTCCTTCTTAGGAAATTTATCGTATGGTGATACTACTGATTCAAATATACTATTTGATTTACCTACACTTACCAATCTTGCTCTACAAGTTGGTGATTGATTTTGAGAAACTTCTTTCCCAATTACTGATTTTAAATCTGATACTAAATTCATATTCTTAATTTTAAAGTTTGTGATAAATTGTTTCACCATTTGAAAATACAGCCGTTACTCCGTATTTTTCTGAATAGTCATCGTAAAGAGCTTCTAACTTCTCTACAATTTCATTCTTAAGTTTCTCAGCTTTCTTCTCAGCCAACTTAGCGTACTTAGTAGCTGCTGATTTTGATAACTTACCATACCAAGCGATATCTTCAATATAGAAATCATTGTTATCATATTGAGCATCACCATTGATACTATAATCAACATTCCAATCTAAGTTTACACCTTCATAGTAACCACTACGAATTACAGGCGTTACACATACTTCTACATAGAAGTCTTTGTATTGGTGATACTTTCTGATTGAACCTAATGTACGAGATGGAAAACTTCTTAATTCATGTTTATCCGTTTTACCATAATCTACATAATCAGGGTTATTACTTAATTCTGATTTTAAGTTATCTACTAAATCTTCATAATCATATTCATTTTCTAAACGAACTGCGAAAATTGCCGAAGCATTTTCATTGTGGAAATTTGATGTTGCCATATTCTTAATTTTTATTTTTTATTATTTTTTACGAGCCCACTCTTTCTGAGCTTTTTTCTTTTTGTTTGGGATAACCTTAGCTTTGAACCTACCATCAAACAAACCGGCTTCTTTCTGCTCAGTTCGTTTTAAGGTTCGTTGATAATCCACTTTGTTACTTTGTTTCATAGTTAGTACCTTTTACATAGGGAGCGCCCCATTTACCATTATCTAATTCAATCCATAACCAATTCAAATAGTCATCAGTTACACTACTTTGTAAATTCTCATTAAAGAATGTTAAAGCCTTAATAAACTTCATTCTTTGTTTAGCCAATTGAGGATTAATACTTACTTCAATCATAGCATCGTTTAAGTGTGAACCAACTACAATACCTAAATGTCTTTCAAAACTACTCATATTTTTAATTTTTGTTACGATGTAAAGATACGAACATTTTTCATACTAACAAGCTTTTTTTCAATTATTTTTAAAAATTCTTTATTGAAAATCAACACGTTACGGGAGTGATTTTGGGGCAAAAAATAACCCATTGAAAATCAATGAGTTATGAATGTGTTGAAAATCAATGAGTTACGTCATATTAATAATTTTCGTAATACCAAGCCCTTATTTTAGCCCCTAATTCCATATCATTAGGATATTGTTTAACCCAATTCTTAGGAATAGTTATATGCTCTCTACTTTCAGCACTCCCTTTTATGTAACAATCCCTACATAATTGTCCAGCTCCTTCAATATATCCAGTTCTGAAATCAACGTGTGTAGTTTTTAATGTGGTAGTTTTACAACCACAAAGGATACAATCCTCATAAATGTCATCGTTATTTCCTACAGATGTAACTAATCCGTTTTCATCTATATTAAGTGGTACGTGTTGGCTTCCCATAAGTTTAATGTTTTATTTATACAAATATACGAAATTATTTTGAATCCACCAAATTTATGTTTTCTGTGTACCATTCCAATATCTCCTCACCAGCTTTTATATCCCTTAAAGCAAATCCTCTATCACTTAAATTTTGTCTTTCTCTATCAGGCCATGCAGAATTACAAAAACTAAATCCGTGGAATAGAAAATTTAATCCTTTATATAATCGTATTACTTTGAATCCACATTCATCATTAATAAAGTAGGCATCTAATAATTCGAATACTTCCTTTGGTATTAAATGTAATTTATCATTTGGTATAAGATATATCCCACTATCATATTCCCACGCTGGAAACACTCTATCACCTTTGGGTATATCTTTAATAGCAAATACACCAACGCCATTAATAGGTGAAACGCCAATCTTAGTTTTTATATTCTTACTTAAATGATATAGTACTTCTTCGGTTATATCCGTTTCCATTATTCTTTAATATATTTAAAAAATTCTTCGTTAGTCATATATTCTTTATGTATCTTACCATATTCCTTTTCCATTAGTTTAGAAAAATAATAAGCTTTATCCAATTTATCGGCGGTTATTAATTCACGTTCAATCATTTTTTTATCTTTGAGTAAACCTGCCATTTCTAATATATGACACCATATTCCCCACCCACTCATACCATGCCCATCTTTAAAATCCAACATATTTAATAATCTATGTTTTGATATTTCAATAAGTTCTTTATTATAATCAGTTATTACCATTTCATTTTTAATAAATTTCCAAAATGTAGTATCATTTCTACCAGACAAATAGTGCATTTGTAAAAGGTCTCTGGTATCATCAATCATCTTATTTACACCTTCATTATATTTTCTTTTGCTAATTTCGCATTTTATAGATTCATTTGATTTTAAATAATGATTTATAAAATTAGTAATTCCTATTAAGGATATATGAATAGATGTAGCTTGTAATGGTTCTAAAAAATGAGAAGCTAATCCAAATGATACAACATTATTATACCAAGTATTTTCATATCTACCAGCTTCAAATTTAATTTCTCTAATTGAATCTATTTCTTGTCCTAGTTTTCTTTCTACCTCATCTATTGCTTTGCTTTTTGTTTGAAATCCATCACAATAAACATATCCATTTCCATATCTTTCCTGCAAAGGTATTTTCCACATCCAACCGGCATTCATTGTTTCTGCTAAAGTTTCAAATCTAACATTCTTAGATGTTATTTCAGTTGAAAATGGTATAGCTGTATTTACAGGTAAATTTTCTTTATAAGAAATCCATTTATTTTTTGTCTTACCTATTAATATTCTATTAAATCCACTACAATCAAACCACATATCAGCAGAAAGATTTTGACCATTTGATAATTTAATATTTTTTACATATTCATTTTCATCAAAGTTTACATCAGTAATTTCACTATCTATTACTTTAACTCCAAACTTTAAACAAATATCCTTAAAATATTTACCAACTTCATGTCCGTCAAAATGATATGAATATGTATTATGTCCTAATGTAAGTGCACCAGTTTCTCCTCTTTTTGTTTTTTTAGAAAATGGTGTAATTTTATTTTCTAATAAATGATATTGTAAAGAAGCCATATCACCTCTACCATTTTTTAATATAGAACCAAAGAATGCTATATCAATATGATTGTGGGATGTCATTGATGCATTTATGGGCGAGTATGTATATTTACCATCACCTTTCCAATTTTTTAATTTAATTCCCAATTTAATAGTTCCCTTAGTTTTTTTAAGCATATCAACTTCATCAACTAAATTTTCAGGCCATTCTTGATTTATAAACCAAGGGAAAGAACCTGTTGAACCTTCACCCGCTCCAATGATACCATATTTAGAACTTTCAATAACTGTCACTTCATGCCCTACAGTTTCTTTTATCAAAGTTGCTGCAGCTATCCAACCTGCCGTTCCACCACCTACTATAACAATTTTCATATTGTATTATTTTATTTGTTCTAATTGAAATACACCACCTTCTCCAGTTGCTTTATCATATCCATTATGATTTTTTGTATAGCTAAAATTATAAAATGGTTTGATTACTATTTCATTTTCTTCTAACCATTTTTTTAATGCCATTTCATTACCTTCGGATTCAAAAGGTCTGAATTTAATTGGATTACTATAATAACCTTCCACAAATTCACTAATAACTTTTATTACATTCTTATCACAAATAAAAAATTGGTCATTAATCCTATCAGTACCTATCCAATCCTGTCCATCAAAGTATTTATCGGGGCAATGAAATGTATTTGGTTCTAATTGAGATAAAAAATATTCAGATATACTTTCATTATTAAAATTTAAATCACATCTACTTTTTATATACCAAGCATAATCTTCTTCAATAGATTCTATTACACTTTTTAAATTCCAAAATTGCCAAAAACCAGATTGACCTGCTTCATTCTTTCTATGCTCATACCACTTTGTAGTTGTAATATCTATTGGTGGTGTTGTATATATTTTTTTGATTTTCCATTTACTATTTAACCAATCTGGTTTGTAATGTGTAAAACAAGAAACATAGGTATCATAATCTCCTATGTTTTTTAAATGATTTGTTTTTATCTCATCATTACCTCTATATGGGCCGGCCAATAATATTGCTACTTTCATTACATTTTAGTTATACATCCACAATTATCAAAATAGTTTTCAATATATTTTCTATCACCACTACCTGCTTCTTTATAACTAGAAATAAATGGAGATAATTCATTCACATCAATTACATCAAACCATTTTTGAAGATATGGATTTGATATCATTTTATCACATATAGAAAACATTTCAGCATTTGAAAGATTTTCTTTTTGTTGTACATACCCCCACCCCAATAAAACTTCAGGTGTATTCATTGGTCTAACATCGTTTAATAAATTTGAAAATGTTTTATTAAACATATCTTTTAAATTATCAGTAGTACCAGCAATTATATGGTCTCCAATATGAAATGGATAATGATAATCAATTGGTCTAAAATACATAGAACTGCATATTAGTTTACTATCATCCAATTTTACTTTACCCAAATCACTCCAATATTCATCACCTCGTACTTTAATACTATATTTAGTTTCTACTAAATTCAATCCAGCCAATGAAGAAATTATTTGATATTCTAAATTTTGCATCCCATTTTTTCCAACAAAATCAGGAATTTCATTTTGATTTGATTTAACAATTTTCCAATTGGATGGAACTTCAAATGGTATAACATATTCTTCCCAAGTTGAAATTATAACATTCCAATCGGAATAATTACTTAACCACATTTGTAGTTTATCATCTTCACATCTACCCTGTATAACAATTGTTAAATCAGAAATCATTTTATTTGTTTACAATCCAGAATCTTCTACTCCATTGATTGAATACTTTATTACCGGTATCAGTCCAATCGTAATGATGTTGATATGCGTTTAACGAACCATCGGTAAACTTTTCATATTTAATTGGAAATTGCTTAAATATATCTTCAACGTGAGAAGTTGATGGAGTACCACCAATATCAGATAAAGATTGGTCAACACCACTTTCATGTCTAAAATATATTTCAGAATCGTTACTATCATAAACCACAGTTTCAAAAAACATTAAATCACAATTATTAATACAATTAATTAAATGCTCTTTGTGAAAGTTTTCCAAATGATAATACAATCCAAAATTAATTATAATATCCCAATGTCCCCAATTCCAATCTGAAGAATCTAAGTTAAAACACTCAGCTGTTACTTGTGGATAGTTTTCTTTTATACCATTTACATTTTCTTGTCTACCCTCAACGCAATGTACCGTTGCACCTAATTCCGCAAAGTATGCAGCAATGTATCCGTTAAATCCACCCAATTCTAATATACGTTTTCCTTTGAAAAATTCAGCTGGGTATTTGGAAAGTATAAAATTTATCCTGTTCACTTGCCAATCAGGATGATAGGTTGTTTCTTTTATCATAAATTGTTTTTTAATAAGTATTTAGTATTATATTTTTACTATCCAGCTACCATCTTTAAATGTAGCATCAACTTTGTCATCAAATATAATTCCTAAGTTGTGTCTAATATTACCCCAACCATAATCATGCCCACATACAAATCCACCGGGTTTAATTATAGTTTTATAATGAGTCATATCATAGTGGACTCCTTCTAATGTATGAGAACCATCTATATAAACAACATCCCATTGTTGCTCTTTCAAAATAGAAAAGGCGTTTTGGGATGTATCTCTTATTGATTTTATATTAGGAATTGATAGTGTATTCTTTAGGAATTGCTGATACACTTTATCGAATGGTGCATATGAACAAGCTAAATCATTCGGGTCATAATCATTTACATATGGGTCTATCGATATCACTTCTTTAAAGTTATCCGCAAACATTAATGTACTTTCACCAACATAGCTTCCAATTTCAATCATACTCATTTCCGAAGTTGGACGGATATTATTAATCCATTCAATCATTTGTTCTAAACCTTCTCTTTGTTCAGAACCACGCATTTCATAAAATTGGTCTTTCATACTATAACTTAACTAAATGGTCAGCCGCATAAGTTGCGATTGGACCTAATGATTTATATCTTACTTCATATCCCATACCTTCTACCAAACCAACTGCTTGCCTAAACACTTCATTTGATTTATACTTTGGGTCTGGATTAATATCAATATCAATCCATCTTGGTTTTGGAATACCAGCTTCTTTTAAAAATTCTGCGGTTTCAATAGCGTACCATATTTCATTTAATAAACGAACTGAACGAGTGTATTCTCTTTCGGTTTTCCATCTTCTATATAAAACATGCGCACCTTTCCCCTTACGATACAAAGCAACTACTACCGCATAGGTTGTTTTATCCGAATGATTTTGCGAATCACATCCAATTAGGATTTCAACATTGTGGTTTTCATTTTCTTCCATGTACTTTTGGACATAAGGAACTAATTCTAATTCCTCTTTGTCATACAATCTTTTGTATTTCATAATAAGGGTTTTGTTGTTGTACCCCAAAAGAGACTCGAACTCTTACATCTTACGATACCGGCTTCTAAGACCGGTGTGGCTACCATTACACCATCGGGGCTATTTAAAAGAACTACTGCTGTTAGAGCAGGATTCGAACCATGCAAAGGGAGATTCGGAAAGTAACACAATGCTTGCAAGCTGGTGGTCAACCCCATATTACTTTTCTATTTCTTAATCCCTGCCCACGAGACGAGTGGGTGTGTTTGCCGAAGTCATAACTGAGATGACTAATTTTCACCATCTAACAATTTATTATCTTTATTAATGTTAAATGTTGCATTATGAAAGATTCTGATTTGGTCACTACGATAGTGCCTAACTATACCACCTTCACACAATACAACACACCAAATATCATTTTCCAACATCCCACTATCGGTAACATAAATAGCGTAACCATCTTTGTTACCCTCAACTACAACGGGTATTGGCTTTTGAAATTCTAACATCATAATAGATAATTTGCGGAGAGTCAGGGATTCGAACCCCAGATACCGTTTCCAGTATGACGGTTTTCAAGACCGTTCCATTCAACCACTCTGGCAACTCTCCGTTTTTATACTAATAGATATTATCTTCCTTAGAAATCCTAAAATCTATACTACTTTGCCTTCTTCTAGCTTCTTCTGCTTCTTTAACCCATCTAATCCAAGTTAAAGCAACATCAATAGGTGCTAAAATCCAAGCCATAACAATAACCATAATAGTATCTAACTCTGGTGATTGTGAAGTTACACTACCATCATATCTTTTATTCAAATTTTTAAATAGCTGATAAAAACAATAGATAACACAAATAATGTAATAACCAATAAACATAACTTTCTTTTTTAATTTTATCAAAGATACGATAATATTTTCACATTACCAAATCTTTTTGTTCCCCCTCAAGGATTCGAACCTCAACTATATGGACCAAAACCACATGTACTACCGTTATACTAAAGGGGAGTGTCTCAAGCATTCTACTTCCCGCAGTGCGAAATTGTATCTTACTTAGCCCATCGCTAGCGGTATGGGTACTTGAGTGTGTGAATGAAAAACATCTATTCTTCTTGCGGCCTGTTCACAATGGCCCACTTATCTTTATCGAGCAGCGAAAGAGATTCGAACTCTCTCGTCCAGCTTGGAAGGCTGGCGTGCTACCATTGAACACCACCGCTGCTTTTGTGTAGGTTTTTCTTTCACATTTAGCCCAAACACCAGTGAATCAATGTTTGGATTTTGAACCGAGTGCCCAATAAGGGGCTTTACAACCTACAAACTCTGTCAGAGCGGAAGACCAGGCTCGAACTGGCCACCTATGCCTTGGCAAGGCATCGCTCTACCGAATGAGCTACTTCCGCAATTTTTGTGGGAAAGACTGGGTTCGAACCAGTGACCTCAAAATTATGAGTTTTTTGCTCTAACCAACTGAGCTACATTCCCAATAAAGATTATATTCATTCTGCCGTTAGTAGTCTATTTACCATTAACTACCACGTGTATCTAGTCAGACTTCTTTGGGGTTGGTATCGTTCCCTTCATATAATCTTTAAATAAGGTGCCGGTGGTGAGATTGGTTACTCACACGAAGTCCCTTTCGGATGAATCGCCCTTTCTAGTTCGGATGCGTCTAAATTCCGCCACACCGGCATATATCTTTTAATCTTTTAATCTTTTAATTCATTAATAAGACTATCTATCATATCATCACCTAAAGAAATTTGATGTAGGTTTTTTATTTTTAAATAGTTTTCTAAATACATTGATGCGGTTACTAACTTGTCACCTTTTTGTATCTCTATTTTAATAATACCGCTTGTGTTTGTTGTTTCGGATGGTGTGATTTTTTTAGTCAAACTTTCAATTTTTTCGGCTATCGTATCCAAATCATTTTTATCTATTTCAACAGTATTAACATCATCTCCATATCCATAATCTATGAGTATGTTTTTAATTTTTTCTTTCATAACTTTTTGTTTAGTGGAGAATGAGGGAGTCGAACCCACGACCTTCTGAATGCAAATCAGACGCTCTAGCCAACTGAGCTAATTCCCCATATTTATCGTGCCTCAAGTGGGAGTCGAACCCACACGAACTTTTCGGTTCACAGGATTTTAAGTCCTGCGTGGCTACCAATTACACCATCGAGGCAGTTTGTAGTCCGGCGTGGAATCGAACCACGAACCAAATCTTAGAAGGATTTTGTTATATCCATTTAACTACCAGACCAAAAAATAGATGAGAGGGTTATTACGTCTAATAACTCCAAAGTTTCTACCGGCCGTTTATGGAATATGCGCACTGACCATAAACTAAGCTTTCGTCTGCATCTCATCTCAAAAAACATCAAATGGGATTCCAACCCATACTTTCGGGCAATTACTCCCGATGTGCTAACGTCAGTTACACTATTGATATTTTTATGCGGAACGTAGGGAACTCGAATCCCTGACCTCTACAGTGACAGTGTAGCATTCTAACCAACTGAACTAACGCTCCGTAATTACTAATTCATCTTTATTTGCACCACCACGTCATGCGTAGGTTGACATATACCTCAATGAATTAGTTCTGAGCCTAAGGTGAGATTCGAACTCACGACTCCGAAATTACAAATTTCGTACTCTGGCCAACTGAGTTACTCAGGCTTATATTGTAGTCCCGAGCGGAATCGAACCGCCCTTTTCAGGATGAAAACCTAACGTCCTAACCGATAGACGACGGGACCATATTATTTAAAAGAACATTACAAATATACGATAATTTTTTCAAACTACCAAATTTGTTTTTGCGGAGAGCGGAGTATTCGAAACTCGCCCAACTTAATGGGTTCTCGTTTAGCAAACGAGCGGGGAACACCTTTGCCCTCCTTCACTCTCCAATGGTGTGACCGAAGAGAATCGAACTCTTACATAAAGTGCCACAAACTTTCGCCCTACCATTAGGCTACGGCCACCATGTTGTAGCGTGAACAAGATTCGAACTTGTGTCTGAGCCTTATGAGAGCTCCGTAAGAAAACCAACTCTACCATCACGCTATTTGTGGAATTGAACCACCTTCCCAGCTTAATGCCGGGCGATACATCCAGTATCCTTCACCGGTTGAGGCGTGTATTGGAATCGAACCAATCTAAAAGGATTTGCAGTCCTCCACCTAGCCACTCGGACAACTCGCCTTATCGGTTTAGTTTATTAATACATTCATCTATCTTATCTCTCAATCTTCCGCCACGTCCAAAATCACCATCAACTTGTACATGCCTCCACATTGGAATACGATGTTTCATCCATTTGAACTCTGCACTCAATTTCATATCATCAATTGCAATCCAGTTACTAATCTTATTATCCTTAACCCATTTTACAATCTGATGTGCTCTCTCAAACTCTAAGGATGGATTACTCATCTTATTCCAAATTCCCAGCTTTCTACTACTCATATGTGTTGTGATATCAATCAATGGAGCATGAATACCAAACTCAATAAATGTATCACTCATTTGCCTAAGAGTAAAGTGCAACTTCCAATCTGATGATAATACTAATTCTGCATTAGTCTTGTCACAAATTTCTTGCAATGCTTCACAATCCTCTTTTACTAATGGGTAAGGTATTGTAAACTCATTCATAGTATTTTCGTTTATCTTCACTTTACCATCATCCCATGTTGCCCAAGCTAATGGCCCATCAACATCAATAAAAATAATTTTCTTTCTCATAACTTTAATTTTTAATTTTTTAATTGTACTCTCTAAGAGACTCGAACTCCTAACCCCTTCGTCCGTAGCGAAGTGCTCTAATCCATTGAGCTAAGAGAGCTATTTGCACGCAGTGAAGGAATCGAACCCTCTCGTAAAGATTTGGAGTCTTTTTAGCTACCATAGCCTACCACGTATGTTTGTTGGAATAGCGAGATTCGAACTTGCCACCTTCTCGGTATCAGCGAGATGCTCTAACCAAATGAGCTATATTCCAATTTTTAAAGTAGGGTAAAGAGGACTCGAACCTCCACGATGTCTTGCTCCCAAAGCAAGCGGCCTAGCCATTGGCCCATTACCCTATATTGTTCCCCCGGTAGGATTCGAACCTACAACCCACCGGGTAAAAGCCGGTTACTCTAGCCAATTGAGCTACAAGGGATTCTTTTGTCACTCTTGTCACTTTCCATAATCATTGTTTTTAATTGTTAGTGGTAATGAGTGGAATCGAACCACTGCTACTAAGTCTTCAGCCTAGCGCTCTACCAACTGAGCTACATCACCTTGCCTTTTTTAGCGTTTTTGAATAGAACGCAAGGACAGTACGACCTGAAAACTATTAGGGTTGTGGGAGTAAGAAGACTCGAACTTCTGAAGCCGATGGCGTTTGATTTACAGTCAAATGTGATTGCCGCTACACGATACTCCCAATTGTAGAAGTGGAGAATTATGATATCCCGTCCTCTTGGATGTAAGCCAAGCGCTCTCCCTCTGAGCTACACTTCTATTTTCCACAATGTCAAAGAACCAAATGCGTTAGTGATAGGATTCGAACCTATGGCCACTTGATTAACAGTCAAGAGCTCTACCAGCTGAGCTACACCAACATTTATTTACAAACATCCCAAAAACAAAAAACCTCTAACTTTTTTATCGGTTAGAGGTCTTTCAATATTGTTATAAAATTTTACACTTTATCCCCAATTATCATCCTCTAACTTCGTACTAATATAATCCACTTTGCCTAAATTTGCTTGTGCCGGATTACTTATCGTACTAAACATACGAATCCCACACCATTCATTTCTCAATGTAGGTTGCGAACAATTTGTATGTAGTGTTAAAGTTTTCATCTTTGTTATGTTAATAAGTATATAATAATTTTATTTTCAGTTTTTTTAATTCTTATAAGCCTAAATCGGGAAGTATATTGCTATACTCCCCTCTCTAAGTTGTAATAAAAATTAAGATATGAAACGAACAACCTTTCAGTTGTTAGTAGAGCGGGACCAATGATTCGAACATCATCCTCTCACCTGGTCGGTAAGTGTGCTACCATTACACCAATTCCGCTTATGTGGAAAGTTTTTCGAGTTGGAGAGGAACTTTCCGAGCGCTGCCGAAACCCCATAATACATTTTCGTATTGATTACTTTGCTTTAAGCCTTTTACAGCTTTGGCGAAATCCAATCTAAACCACATTAGGCTTCCTACTTTTAAGTTTCTAGTTTAAGTCCCAAACCAACTTGCTCTCACTAATGCGAACACAATGTTAAACAGACTACGATGAGCGGTTAAAGGTTCTGCCCCCCTCCTCTCCACTGGAATGTGAAGTGTGCTACTATTACACTAAAACCGCTTATAAATGGATGAGAATACTCCAATGGGTGATTCAGCTTTAGAAGGATTATTGAGTTCCCTTCGTTTCCACTTCCTTTTGAGAAGTACCAAATCAATGCAGGTCATTATAGATAACCACTCTTAAAGTTGTAACTTACTCACCTATTACTCCCCTTATTCAATCCTGCCGAACTGATTCAACCTTGCGGGTCTATAAGCTTTTCGTAGATATCACATCCGCCTTGCGAGCGTTTGTGGCTGGGAACAACTCCCAACTATGTATGCACCTTTCGGTTACAACTGATGAACACTTTTGCTTTATGTTTATTTATAGTTTTTTACGCCGAAGTAAAAATAAAGTTTTGGTTCGTAGATTGATTCAGGTAGCGGTTCATCACCAGCTCTGTCCCCTTTTGAAGAACAGAATACTATACTACCCAATGCGTTATCTCAACGCCATACTTCAAGTCATCTTCATCAATAGGGATTGGTGTCCCACATTGAAGGATAGTAACGGCACCACCCGTACACAGTCTTACCTTACGTCTTTTCAGATAGCTTGGTGTTAAGACCACTTTGGTATTGAATCACGCAATAGTAAAAAGGGATTAGCTTTTTATATCTTACATAAATCCTATGAGTTATTCTTATTGCTGTTCCCAGCTCAACTAAGGAATCTACAGTTCCCTAGTCATCCCAACTCGTCAATGATAGTGTTACCCCCACCTACAAAGCCAGAATGATATCTCACTTGCCTACTCAAGCTCATAAGTCCACAGACCTATAAACCGCAGAATGTTTAACCAAACATCCCACTTTATCCTACTTTCGTAGTTTATTTAACGACCATAGGCGGCCGTTTGTTCACTATATAACACAAGGTTATTATGTGAAGTATTTTTAATAATTTAAAGAACTAATTTGATTCTCAATTTTGTTTTCTGGTCAAACCAATCAACTACTTTATTTTTGAATCTTAGTAAAGATACGAAGAATATTTTATTCCACCAAATCTTTTTTTATTTTTGTTGAAACATTTTCGGCTGTGTTTACTTACACCATTTATACTTCCTACTTCTGAATCAACTTAGTAAAGATACGATAAATTTTTCAATCTACCAAATCTTTTTTTAACTTATTGATAATCAACAAGTTAGTTAAGATATCCGGCTTTCTTCCCTATTGGATAGGTCACTCAATCGGTTTTATTATTGATGGCTTCAACCTTAACTTTGTTAAAGATACGATAAATATTTCAATCTACCAAATCTTTTTTTGTTGCGGGGGATGGATTCGAACCACCGACCTAAAGGTTATGAGCCTTCCGAGCTACCTCTGCTCTACCCCACGATATATAAAGAACTTTTATCTCTTTTGATTTAATCAAAGATACGAATAAATTCCGAATCTACCAAATCTTTTTTAAGTCATTGAAAATCAATGAGTTATAAACATAGGATTTATAAGTATATGTAAATATACAAAAAGTATCCGAATTTACAAAATTTATTTTACTTATTTTTTGAAAGCATTGCTACCAATGATGTAGCTGCTTTTTTAACAGGACTTTTATCATCATATTTCAAAGCGGATGTCACTTTGATATCTTTACCTGTAATTGGATTTCTAACTGTTTTGTTAGCTATATCCTTTGGTAACGATGATGCTAATTTAGCCATATCAGGTTGTTTTGCTTTTTGCCCAACACCTCTCTTAAATGTAAATGTACTCTTAGGTCCACTTTTCATTTTAGAATAAGCCTGTTGAATTGTATCAGGATGCATTTTACCCATATTTTCGGTATGGCCATCTCTATATAATAAGAAAGCGTTTCCCTTTGTTTGTTCACCAGCATATAATACTGAATCTTGTCCGTATTTATTACCAAGTTCATGTGCATCTTTAATACTGATATTAGGAACAAAGAAAGATTCTTCGATACTATCTTTTAATTTTTCTTCAGGACATTGTGCATAATTCATATTAGAATCCGTACATTCTCTCCATCTTCCTTCAACTTTAAAGAAACCAAGTCCTTTACCTCTAAGGTCAGATTCCAATTTCTTATTAAGTTCTCTATTTTCCTTTGGAGTGTTCAAATATCTAAATGCAGTCATCATCGCCCAACTTGTAGTATTCTTTTGCTGTTGTACGTGTTGATATACTCTACTTAAAGAGGCTTCATCTAAATTATGTATTTTACAATTTCCCATCTATTATCTGATATAAATATAAAGTTTCTTGAGTTTCGATAATACTTCTTATTTTTTGTAATCTATCCTTTATTCCATTGATTCTTTCCATAGTAGACCACATACCCATATTATTCACTGGTTTATAGCTTTCCCAATACTCTAATGCTTCCATTAGTTCGGATTCTTCTATTTCCAGTTGTTGTATGTAAAATTCTTTAGGATTCATCTATACAAATATACGAAAAATATAGGAATTTACCAAATCTAATCCCCAATCAGATTGTTTTCCTCTTTTTGGATTTTATTTAAACGCTTCGTAAGTAAAAAGTAAGATATAAAAAAAGATGCCGAGATAGAATAGAATACGATATCTGCTATCCAATACGAACCTGTTAGATTCATTATTAGTTTGAATAGGGCATCGTAGCCAAACGGCAGAAAGAACATCGCCAACATCAGTGATGTATCTTTGAATAACATTAATCGGGTCTCCTTCGTCTGGAGTTGCTTGAATTTCTTTTGTACTATCACCTTCGCTCATGTGTGGTTTGGTTTCGTGAAACTTATAACTTATTTTGTTATAAGTATTAATTTAATGATTTTTGTAACTTTTGTATCTCCGCACATTTTTCATATGCTTCAATCTCAATCATATATTCCATCAACCTATCTAAAGTTTGGTCTATATCTTCTTTTGAAATACTAAAATCAACAATCAATCCCGGTTGTACATCTTTTAACTTTGCTGGTTCTTTTGGTTTAGTAACTAACTTAAGAATTATTTTATTTTTTGATTTACTTTCAATAAAATCAAAAACATTATCATAGATACTATCCATTATAATACCTCTATTCTCCTCTGCCCAATCTCTAATCGGAGTACCTGGTTCTATGTATATCTTTTTAGCTGCCAATTTTTTGCTTATTGATTCGTTTTTCTAGTTCTCTTTTTATACTAGCTTCTCTCATTTTAAGCTTTGTTTCTTCTGAGAATGGTTTTCTTTTTTTACCTAGTTTAGATAATGATATATTCAGTTTGTGTTCTTCTGTATATTTTTTGCCTAATTTAGATTTTGTTAATTTTTCTAAATGTTCTGGTGATAATTTATATTCTCTATTTTTATTGGAAAAGCGAATTGCTTCTTTATTAGCTTCGCTCATTATTTTACCTTTATGTATTTTAGATAGTTTTAATCTAGTTTCTAATGAAGGATTGAGATGTCCATCACCACCATCGGTTTTATTCACTAATGTACCAGTTTCTAAATCAATTCTTCCGTATTCTAATATTAATTGAACTTCCTTTTTACATGCAGTTTCCCAATCTAGCCCATCTTCTATAATTTCAACTATATATCCAACTTTATTAACAACTTTCTGCCAATGGTTATTTCTTCCTCTTTTACTATAAGCTCTTTGATATTTAGAATCACTACCAATACCAATATAAAATACTTCGTTGCTATCTTTTCTTATATGTTTATAGATATATGCCATATTCTAGCATAAATATTATATTTTGGGGAATAAAATGTTTTCCATAAAGTACTTAGCCTTATCTTCTCCAATTAAAGCTTTTAATGCTGAGAATGTTCTTGGATTAGTGGCCTGTATTGTACAATATTGATTTTGTTTCTCTATAATAGCTTCTTCATCGCCTTTCCTTTCCAACCAAAGTAAAGAATTTAGATACCATTCGTATTTTTCCAACACCCATTTTTTAAATTCCAAAAATTCTTCCACACTTTCAGGTGCCATCATTATAAATCTATCACTAAATACAGTTGCCCATTGTGGTATAGGTTTGCGATTACCAATATTCATTCCATCATCAAATGGGTATTGATTAATACCGGGGCTTAAATCCATATATGCCCCAGTAATTTTTTTACCAGTGGTTATCACATCAAACCCAAAGATAGGTTCAGGAGACCACTTATGCGGAAAGGTAGTAAAGTGTAATACCTCTATCTTAGAATCCGAATATCTTTCAACATGCGCCATTCTGAATAAATCGGATGAAAATCTATGATTAGTCCAACCATAGTTTTCAGTTTCCATAGGTTCTAAACCCGGCGCTGTTGTAACTAAATCTAATAGCTCTTGTGCTATTGTATCTAACATTACTTTATTGTCCATCTATAATTGTTTGTAATTCATCAAAAATAGCCATATTAAAATCCAATCCTTTATTAGCCTCATCAGCCCATTCATCTTTTTGGATTGCTCTAATAGTTCCAGCTACTTCTCTCATATCACCATCAAAGGTATATAATCTTCCACTACCAGGCACATTCTTCTTCATCATTTGTCCACCAAACATAATAGCTAAGTAGTTCAAATAAATGTGAGGAAGTATATCTTCATCTGAAAGTCCTTTAAGGTAATCGCAATATGATTGTGTTGATTCTAATAATTGAATCTCTAATACCTGCCCTTCTTCTGCTTCAAATAATTCTTTAATATCTTCGTAAACCGCATCTACTCTATTTAGTGATGGATGTGGTAGGGTTCTACTTTTTTCAATTGCATCAAATATTCCTAATTGTTGGCAAAGATGCGCAATATATTCTTCTTTAGTTAATTCACCTTTAAACATTCTTTGGTTAAAAGGCTTTTGTTCAGCTTCTCTATGCTTATCGGCAATTGCTTCTTTAAGTGGTAACATATTTTTATAATTTAATTTTTAGATAATACTCTGCCTAGCCATACTAAATATAGCCCTAATAATAGAAAAATTTAGTTAAACTAAAATTCTCCTTCTGTATGTACTGTGTTGTCATCCCAGCCATCTCTACCTGCCATTTTAGTTAAATCCTCCTCACTAAACAAATCTTCTCCTTTGTAATCAGGATGTTTTTCGTTCATGTAATCAAACCCTCTAACCCATGCCCAGCTTAGTAACGCCATTGAAGCAACAACAAAAATAATAGCCACGACCATTGTATATATTTTGTTTGTTTGTCTACTTCTTTTCGGACTTCTAGTCCCACTAACCTAACGCTTTTTCTTAAATAAATCTGATAATTTTTTACCTTCCTTTATTATATTTCCGTTATCATCCATTGTTGGTGCAATATACATATGATATGCGATGAACAATCCACAAGCAATAAAACAAAGACCGATAATTGTAAATGTACCCATAACTATTAAATTTTAATTTTTCCAAATAACTTGTATTCCAACTATGCAAGCTGCCAATCCAATACAAATCAAAGTTTTTAATGTAAATGGTTCTTTAAACATTACCCAACTCATTGTACTGAAAGTAATAATACCAATTCCAAATCCAATCAATCGGGATGGCCATAATTCACCACCATAATAATCAACTATATTAGTTACTGATTGAATGAACAACCACAATCCTAACATAGCAGTTAGATATACCAACCAAGGATATTGTTTATTCCATCCATATTTTACACTACCTTGCAATTGTAGGAAAGATAATATCTGTCCAGCCAAACCCCATAACATTCCGTATATTAATTTCATAGATACAAAGATACGAAAAATATCTGATATTACCAAAGTTTATTTCCACCAAATCCACTACTTCCACTAATACCAGGTCCCGGCGAATATCCAGTTGGTTTAGAATAATGGGATGGACGTCTAACAATATCTTGCATTCTACTAATAAAGGATAGAATATCTCTTGTTACCGAATCACTACTTAAACCATTAGCTATTGTTTGTATAAAAATAGATGGATTAGATAAATGATTTTTAGTTATCGTAGTATTCAAATCATATGGTGTCATTTTATCATCATACTTTGGTGGTGGGAGTATCTTAATGTGCATATCCATATCATCGGTAAATAGGGTAACTCTTGAAAAAGGTTCTTTATCATCAATAGGGTGTACCCAAGCCGTATATACATTACCTTCATCAATGTAATCAACATGAGTATGCATTATGATAAAACTAGCTCCCATCACATCAAATTTAGTACCAACTAATTTATCCCAATTTGATATCTCTACAGTTTTTTTCTCATTCATATTTTTTTCTTTACCAATAGCATCGGCAAGTACACATGCTAAATGATTACCACCTATTAGGTACTCAATATCTACATCATATGTATCCTTACCGCAATATGTACAAATTACTTCTTTCATTACTTTATAATTCCATGTGGTATTGGTTTACCATCCTCATCAATTGATACAAATACTATCTTATCTATTTTGATAATTGTTTTCTTTGTATCTTTATTTCTCACTTCACAAGCTATCGTTATTGATGTCCTTCCAAATTGAACTAACTCACAACCTATCTCTATTATATCACCTAATTTAGCAGATGATACAAAGTTCACCTCACTCATTGCTTTAGTAACTATACTTCTAGTATTTAATTGACATATACAAAAGATAGCTGCTTCTTCATCAATCCATTTTAGTACTTGTCCGCCAAAGAGCGTTCCTCTTGCGTTTAAATCTTCGTACTTAATTAATTTTCGGGTTCTAAAGTTCATCGTTTAATCTTTTAATATCTACACAATCATCTTTACCAATATCATCAAATGATTTCCATTGAGTAAATTTCTTACCTACTCTTGGTAGGCTATGGTGCTCTCTATGTCCACACCATTTACATTCTTTAACTACTACTCTAACAACATCCCTACCTAATGGATGTCCTTTACATTCATGCTTTTCCTTACGGTATTCCCAGTTGTGGCAACCGATATAGCAAAAGGGGTTTATCATAATTTATATTTTAGTATCTATTGAATCCAATTGTTGGTCTACCTTTATCTTCACTCTTATACTCAACCTCAGCCAAGTTATATATCTCCGTTAGGGTCATTGGTTTTGTAACTGTGTACTCATAACCCAAATGATTAACTAATGCTTGAGAATCTTCTATTGGTAACGCCTCAAACTTATGTTCTGCAATCAATCTTCCTTTTCTTAGGAGGGCCTCATCAATCTTAGCTTTATCCATATTGAATGTTGCTACAATCTGAATGTTTAAGATATCACTTAAGATACCATCCGTAATGTTAAGGATATTTGATACTCCGTTACCACCACCATTTTGTCTATCCGTAATTACTCTTTCCGCATCTTCAATGAATAGTACCGAACCTGCGTTTTGAATTAAGAATGGTGTCATCTCAGGCGATGTGATGAAATCTGCTAAGAATGGTGGAATGAATAGTACTCTTTTATTCTTAATCTTAGATGCTAAGTACTTTAAGTAGTGAGTCTTTCCAGTGCCAGGCGTTCCGTGCAATAGTACTAACCCTTTACTCTTAGGTTCATTTAACTTATGTATAATCTTTTCGTGAATTGGTTTGAATGATTTACCATATCCCAATTCAATATCCAACTTCTGCTTTGGTAACTCAAAGGTTGTTGTATCATAACCTCTATTTGTTTGTATTACTAAGGCAATATTGTTTTCTTTCTCTCTACGTTTTTTAGCCAACCCAGAGAATTGTTCTGTTACTTCATTAAAATCTTTTGGTGATGCATTTCCAGATAAACTAACATTAATACCTCTATCACTTCTATATGATTTCGTAACTGATGCTCCCCACTTCTTAGCAATACTATCTACCATTAATAAGATAATACCATCCTTACATACTTTCTCAAATACTTTGTTTTGGAAATGACCGGAAGTCATATACATTTCCTTATTGAATATCTCAACAAATCCCAACTTAGGAATAAGTTCTAATGTAGGTTCTTGCTTAACTTGAAACTCATCTGAAATTCTAAAGTATGAAGATGCTGCTCTACCTGTTTTATTAGTTATGTACATACCAATTGGAAAATCATCGTAATCTGATGGCTTGTATGGTTGACCTGTTGTTACATTTGAGTTACCATCCGATGTCGAATCATTCATAATACTTTCTCTGATTGCTAACTTAACCTCATGCGGAAGGACTTCCAAATCATCCAATTCTAATAATGTTTCCAATTCCGATTCCGTCAATTTTCTAGGTGTTATTGGTTTCCCCATTTTCTTTTATTTTGTTGATTACAAATATACGATTAATTTCCAATTCCACCAAATAAAAAACTCCCTAATTTTATTATTAGAGAGTCTTTTTTTAAGTGTGTTTTAGATGTATTCCTTTTTTCTGATTTTGTTTTCTTGTAGCTTTAGCCATTCGATTACGATTGTGTTTTTTGGATTCTTTCTTTGTCATTGTTACGAAGTTTTTTATTAAACCTATAACCCCTTACCAATTCACCAATCGATAATTTTAGAATAACATATATGTACCAAATCGTTACTATTGGTAACATAAATATAAGTATGCCTCCCAATATTATATGTGCTAAAACCTTTATTCCCATTTCTATTAAAGTGCAAATGATTCTCCACATCCACATGTCCTACTAGCGTTTGGATTTTCCCATTGAAACCCTCTACCATTTAATCCATCCGAATAGGTAAGCTCAGTACCATATAAGTAAAGTACCGATTTTCTATCTATAACTACCTTCAATCCACCATCTACTTCTACAACTTCATCTGTAGGTTCTATCTTATCATCAAAATCCATTGTGTAAGATAATCCACTACAACCACCACCCTTAACACCCACTCTTAGGTGATGTGTATCTGGCGTTATACCACCTTCCATCATAAGGGCTATAACATGGTTAAGTGCCTTTTCTGATAGAGTTACCATATTACTCAGTTTCGTGATTCATATAATCTTCGAACTCTTTAGCTCCTTTAGGATTCACTTCCTTTAAATGCTCTAAAGATAATTCGTATCTACCATTCACCGATTGTAAGTTAAAGATTTCATCGTTAAGTGAATCAACTGCAGATTGCATATTCTCACCACTAAACTCAACTTCCTTACCATCTTCGGCTTTAATCTCAATCTTATCTCCAGCCTTATATTTCTTAATCACTTCGTTCTGCTTCCAAATTGTAAATAATAACAACCCACTGGCTGCTAATTGTAATAAACCATTGATGTACTTTTTCATCCGTTTCGTTTTATTTGTTATTAAACTTTTGTTCCTTATAAATTGCGTTAAGTACTTCCTTTCTTCTCTTTACAGAAGGTTTGGTAAATACTTGCCTATCTCTTAATTCTCTAACTACCCCTATCTTATTGTGTTTGTTTTTATACACCTTAAGGGCTTGTTCTATTGAGTTAAACTTTGTTGTATCTACTATTATCATACGTGCTTATCTTCAAATGTTAAAGGTTCTAATCCGTTCTTAGTTCTATAATCATTGATTGCTGCTTTGATAGCATCCTCAGCAAGTACCGAACAATGAATCTTAACGGGAGGTAAACATAACTCCTCAACTAAATCCATATTATCAATAGTTACGGCTTCATCTAAACTCTTTCCTTTCAACCATTCAGTTGCTAAAGAACTAGCTGCGATTGCCGAACCACATCCAAAGGTTTTGAACTTAGCATCCGTAATGATGTTATCCTCAACTTGGATTTGTAATCTCATCACATCACCACATTCAGGTGCTCCTACTAAGCCCGTACCTACATTTGGTTTACTTTTATCCAATGTTCCTACATTCTTAGGATTCTCATAATGTCCAATTACTTTTTCACTATACGCCATAGTTTATTGTTTTTGATTTTTATAATATTCATATATTCCAATTCCCATTGTTAGTATGATGGCTTGTATTTTTAATAGTAGTAGTTTCATACCTATAATTATTACTATCAAAAATTTTTAACCTACGACTCCCCCAAAGGGGTTCGTTCACTAATCTCCGAATAGGTTTATACTAGCTAAACTCACTCCACCCTTACCATCATCTGCGAATAGTTGTAATTCACCTGTTTGGGGATTAAACATTTTACGCTGAAGTAACTTTTTATCGGTTTCATCCAACGATTGAGATACTAATGCTCTATTTAGTTTTTCGAGTTCTTCTAACTGCTTTGGGTCTAATATCATCTTTTGGTTTTTCTGAATATTCTTTAAGTAACTTAATACGATGTGCTAATTCGTATTCTTCTGTCTCTACTGCCCATTCCATCATCATATCTAAACTTTCAACTAAATCATCTTTCCTAATTTTAGTGTTTAAGATAGTTCTTCCAACTTTCTCTTTAACTACTATTTTGAAAGCATCAAGTTCCTCCAATCTTTTATAAACAAGCTCCTCAGATGCTGCCACAATCTCTCCCATTAGCATAGGTTTGTTTGTTTCCATCCAATCGGAAAGATTGGTAGCATCGACTTTAAACTCTAATATCTCTCTTTCTCCTTCCATTATTATTTCCAAATAGGTTCGATGTATAAATTAACCTCATAAAGGTCTTTATATCCACTTTCCATTGGCTCGATACCATCGATTCTCCACTGCATCTTCTCAAAGAAGATTTTACCGCCCAATGTGTAACAAGGGCCACCTTCAAAATCAAACAAGGTGATATCACCATGCTTATTTGTAGATTTACGGATGAATTGTGATTCACCTAATACTCTTACTTTATTCAAATGAATCCTTTCAATTGAACGCTCTAATCCATAACGGCTTTTTACGATTTCCATAATTAGCTTTTGTTGTTTTTGTTGTTTATAATTGTGTTTACTAATTCCTTTTCTTCCAATGATAAATGCTGATAAAATTCGGTATCTAAAGTTACCCAACTTCTACTTTCTTCCATTATTGGTAATCCACTATCATCACAAGGCATTACTCCCAATGGACCTGCCCAGCAGTTAATAGATTCCAATTTAATAAATTTTTCCATACTCTATGTTTACAGTAAATATTCCAAACCTTTAGTATTTGGTTTTTTTAACTGTATATCTATTATTGATTGTGGCGTTTTTACTTTACTATTCTTTTGATACCACCAATATAAGTCCTCTAAAGTCCCCTTTCCTCTCTGTCTTTCCATAGCTTTATCCCACAAATCTTGTCCGAACTCCTTCTTTAGTTCCATTTGTAGTTTAAATAGGGTTATATACTCTTCCCGGCCTGCTTCTAACTCCAATTTAATAGCCTTTAACCTTTTCATCCTACCAGCTTCTAATGCCACTTGTTTCCTATTAGATTCATCCGTACCACCATAGTTCTTATAGGTTATATTATATTCATGCTTAGCGGCCTCTCTCATTTGAACAGCCTCATTAAACATATATGAATAATCAAAGTCACCATTACGAATTTTTAGTAATAGTGGTGCGTCTGCTTTTAGTGGTTTGTTTGGTCTTCCTTTTGTCCACCATCTGAATTTGTTGTAGCTCATTTCTATTAGCTTTAATAGCCTTAACAATGGCTGTTATTAAATAATGATTCATAACAAAGATACTATTAATTTCTCAATCTACCAAATTTTAATCCCTTAACCAACTTACAATTACTATAAACAATACAAATACGAATAGTATAAGTGCGAATACTGCAAACCCATAAGAACCCGTATTATCATCTTCGTTCCATTCTCCATTTGCTTTCTGAACTTTATGTTGTAGTTCTTCTTCACTATTTGCTCTAATGGTATCGTATCTATGTGTATTGTTATTTAATACAATCAAATACCATAACATCATATTATTATTGTAATAACTAACAGGATGGTAATTATATTCATGCACATAATAAGTGTGATTAATACTACCACTACTCAATCTACCAGCAGTATATGAACGAGTTGGAGATGAATAACTACGAGCCGATGAACTATAACTACTTCTTACACCCGATGATGTACTCATTCTAGCTCCACCACCCATACTAATACCCCCACCACCTCTAGCATTAACACATAATGTCCATAATAAAATACCTAATACTAATAATAACTTTTTCATTTTTAAATCTATTGATTAGAAGATAGTAGGGGAATCGAACCCCTACCCGTTCCAAACTATCTTATTGTTTTAATTGTAAAATCATTCCACCCCCACCACCAACTACGGATGGTTGAACTCCATTCCATCTACTTGCTTTGATATACTCAACATAAGTAGGTGTTAATACTTGCTGAATTTTCTTAACTGCCTCAGCTTCACCCATTGCGTTAATTACTTTCGTTGCACTATCACCTCTTGCTTTAGCAATTTGTTTGTTAGCCTCAGCGATTGAACTTTGTAACTGCATCTTAGAAGTCTCAGCGTCTTGCTTTGCTCTAATCTTAGCGTTAATGGCATCTGATAAACTCTTATCGGTTGGAACAGGTTGTTTTAAGATACTAAAGTTATCTACAATGAAACCATCTTTCTCAAATCGTTCAGTTACATTCTTACGAACTGCCGATTCAAAGCCAGGCAAATTGTTTAAGATACTATCAACAGTTAATAAACCACTCACATCCTGCATTGAACCTCTAACTACATTTCTTAAATAAGTGTTAGTAATACTCTCTAAATCATCCGTCTTATACTTTAAATAAATCTTAGATGCTTTGGTTGGATTAACACGATAGTTTAAACCGATATCCATTTTGAAACCGGCACCACCATTACAACTAACTACAATTGCTTCATCAACTGCTTTACCTTCGTTAGCATCTTCTGTCCAAGCTACGTGTTGTTGTGTTGTTGGGATTGTTACGATATATGTAAAACCCGGAGTGTAAAATTGAAACCCTGTTAATAAAGGTAAACTATCTATACCTCTATAATCACCACTATTGTCAATCTTAAAACCTACTTCGGTTGGACTGATGCGTGTACAGCTACTTAATATTAATACTGCTGCCACAAAAGATAATACTCTTTTCATACTATTTTGTTTTGTTTTTGTTTAAAATTTTAAATGCGATTTTGTAAAAGATAATAAATGGAATAATTAAAAGCCATAGTAAAGTTCCTAAAATACACAATAATATGTATTTCACATGCCAATCACCATATCTATCCATATAAGTTTCATCACCTTCTTTTGTTTTCATAAATGCTATAAATGTAGCACAATATAAAACACTAATGAATATATAACCTATCATACTAATCTTTGTTTAATGATTTAATAATTTCTTTAATTTCATAAAATGTAAATGTACATATTGCAACTAACAATAAGAAACCCACACCATTCCATAATGTAGATGCTAAGTTCATTAATCTAAATGCCATTTTAATCCCACATAAAATCACTAATACGATTCCAGCGATTAACACTGCGTTTATAATTCCGTTCTTCATATTACTTTTTGTTTAAAATAATTTTTAATTGAGATTCCTTTAGAATTTTTTTAGGTTCAACCTTCTCTTTAGGTTTATCCTCTGGTAGTTTATAATTCTTAACCAGCTTTTCCATCCATTCGTTTTGTTTATTATTCATACTATCCGATTTTTTTACCTTTTAATACTTCCTCTCTTAAGTGTTCGTTTATTTCTTCTAAATTAACTTGTCTACCACTATTAAATTCAACAGATAACCAACCAAATAGAAATCCTAAACTCACCTCAACAGTCCTTACTAAAACAGGATGTCCTTCATCGTTTCTTTTAAGATAACCACTATGGCCAATTTCAAATCCGATGAATGACCTTAACTTGCTAAGTATGTTTAACTTTACTTTCATTTTATTATTTTAAATTGTTCATTTTAATTGCATGTAAAAATTCCTGTCTTACTAAGTTATCCTTCTCTACAAATGCTCCACTAAATTTATTAGTAGTCATCATACTATCAGGATGTTGTACACCCCTCATACCACAACAAAGATGATGTCCACTAATTGATACTGCTACATCTTCACACTGCAATTTTTCACTAAGGAATTTATGTATCTGAGCCGTTAGGGATTCCTGCATTTGAGGTCTCCTACTAAACCACTCAACTACTCTATTCAATTTACTCAATCCAATAACATTCTCTTTAGGTATGTAAGCCACAGCTGCATATCCGTAGAAAGGTAAGTTATGATGCGCACACATTGAATTAACTTTGATACCAGTCTGAATAACTACACCATTATAACCTTCTTCATTTGGAAACACAGTGATATCAGGTTCCTTTGTTATACTACCTTTAATCAAATCATCCAACCAAGCTTTAGCTACTCTCTTAGGAGTATCTATTGTTTGAGGGTCAGCTTCATAATCAAAACCTAATGATTCTAAAAACTTACCATAGTACTTAGCTGCCTCATCCAATCGTTTACTCTTTTCGAACTTATCAATTACTTCGTTTCCGTTTGCTTTATTTAACATATTTTTAATTTCTATCTATCAAAGAATCAACTAATACATAACCAAAGAACATAATACCAATAGGTAAATTTACAGAGTACCAAAGTGCTACTGCAATTCCTAATCCAATAACTGTCTTTATGGCTTTTAAACCATCTTTAATTAATCTCTTATACCAATACTGAAAATAATTATCTTTCATATTATTTGTTTTAATTTTCGTAAGCTTTAACGGATGGTAATCCACTATACTCACAATATAATTCTTCTCTTTGCTTTTCTAATTGTTCTTTAATTTGTTCTGAAAAATATATTCCATCAATTTCCATGTCAGCCAATATAATTGTTTCGTTCATATTATTCATACTTAATTGTTTATTTTGTAATCTATAAATGCTACCATTGCAATCATTATACAAAGCAGTGAAACTATTGCCCATTGTGTATCTAAATTATGTATTATAGCAGTTAGCGAAACTCCAAATGTTATTCCACTCAATACTATCAATCCTGCTCGTCCTATTGATTTTAATACTTTAATCACTTTATTCATACTTAATATGTTTGTTTAATAACTCAATCATTTTTCTTTTATCTGAAAATGTTGGTCTTTCGTTTACAAATGTATCCATCTCATCATCACTCATTACCTCACATAGATAATCGTATTCATCATCATTGATACGATACAGGCCTTTAATGTGGTTATCAAATACATCTAACATACCACCTTTAGATTTTATACCCTTATCTT